AACCTTTGGCGGAAGTTCAAGGCTTGTGAACAAATCGCCGAGTCGCTGCAAACGGCTGAGGCAATCAAGCGTTCCGTACTCAATCTGACCGCAGCCATCGCGATCATCTCGTCGAGATACGAAGTCGCCATCCCAATCGATTCAACGGCCAAGGAACACCAGCGGCGTCTGAATGTTGACGCTGAACTCATCTCCTTCGCCGTCCACGATGCGAACACGGCTGAACTGGCCAAGGACGCCGAAACGAAGTTCGAATTCAGCGTCGAGACCTTGAAGTCGATGAGGCACAAGCTGAATCTCATCGAGGCCCTGATGGAGGATGCGAACGAGGTCGAAACGGCTGAAATCGAGAAGGCAAAGGTTCCCGACGTGATCTGTCTCGGCGCACCCGAGCCGGAGACAGTGGACACCGGCACCGAGGAAACTGAAGGCGGTACCGAAGGAACCACCGAGACCACGGGAGCCGAGGAGGACACCGGACCATCCAATGATGATGACAAAGTGACTTGGGACATCCCCTTGGCGGCGTTCACCAATCTCTCCGAGACCACGGTGGAAATCGTGATCCGTGTCCCCCGCCCACTCGCGGACGGCGACCACACCATCACGTTCAGCAGCGTTGATGGCGTGATCAGCAACGCGAAACTCAACTGAGCCTAACCAGTCGAGGCCGAGGAGAGCGGCGGGCCAATCACCCGCCGTTTTCTATGTGCGCGGTCGCCACAAATGTTTTGGTTCGAGCGTCGGGATCAATTGACTGGATCAGGTTCTGCCGCTCCAGGTGATCGGTCGCATGCCGATACGCCCTTGGATCAACATCAGGATCAATCGAAACCACCCAGTCAGATTTCATCAATTTGGAAAGCGTGGTCCCAGTGGCTCCGGCCCGAAAAATCCCCTCGAAAACCATGCGCATCGGGTCCTTCAACAATGGACGTGCTTCTTGGCAAATCCGTTCAAATCTAAGAGCCTCGGCGGCGCTTAGGTCTGGAAGCATCTCCTTCGCTCTCATCCATCGTTCCAGTCCCTGTCCCGTGAAACCATATTGTCCCACCGTTTCGTTGGCACTGGACCTCACCGTTCCAACTTTTTCGAGAATCTGCAAGCCAAACTGGTTGTCGGTCTCCGCCGCCAATTCTGAAAGTCGAGGATGGACCGGATGCTGATCACCTTTGTACTGATGGCGCTTATCCCAAATGATGATGACCTGTTCCTTCGTCAAAGGGGATGGATGGTTTTCCTCAAAAATTTGCAGAACCTGTCGGTGTCGCAGGCTGAATGACTTCTTGGATTTCTTGACAGCGGTGCTGAATTTTTCGTTCAACAGATCATGGAACACGTCCTGACTGAGGATGCAGTCGATCTCGGTCAGCAAATTGGCGAAATTCTCGTCATGCGATAGATACCGGCCATGCGTGACCTCATGCTTCGCCATCGCCAACATGCGTAGCTGGTCATCGGAATCGTCTGGGTCGATCCACGAGTCAGCGTTCCGGTTAAGCGGATTGACGCAAAAGATGTTCAACGCGCCTTTACGCCTGGTGATGGCGCGTAAGCTCGCGTCGCCAAAATACCATCCGACACTCCACTCCAGCTTATCGAGGCCCGAGACCCGCAGCAGGGCCGTGACAGCCGTTTGACAGGCGACGGTCCAGGTGATCATGGCCTTGCGATTGGCGATGCTCCACCGCTCCGGATAAAATCGCTTCGCCGCCTTCGCCACGTCGGAGTCCTCGTCCGACTCATCGAAAATGTACACGAGCTTATCGACATCGAAATCCATGGGCGGCACGTTCGGGATCGAGGTAATGGTCTGCTCGCCGACCAGCACCGGCTCCGTGCGAATGGAATTGCGCCGCAGCGCCGACGAGTTGAGGGTCATCCCCTCAATGAATGCATCCACCACGGCGCGATAGCCGTGCAGCAGACCATCGCGGTTGCCGGTCAGCACGTCGCGCAGCATCGACGGCTCGATCTCGATCATGACCTGGGTGGTGACATGCGACAATTGGTAGAAGGTTTGGACGCCCCGACTGCGAAAAATGACGTGCTTCGCCATGCCCGTGGGCAGCACGTAGACCGAGGCGAACTCAATCCCGTCCAGATCAAGCTTGCGGACCAACTGCCCGCGCAAGGCCCACTCAGACCACACCACGCCATTGACGATGACCTTGCAGCCTAGCTGGCTCTGCCGCAGGAACACCCGTAAGGCCCCCAGGAGGTCGCGTAGCGTGCCGTCGTCAACATCTATGGAGAGGTGGCATCCCCGAACTTCATCGGTCTCCTTGATGCTGTAATTCGCGCCATCGCCGGTCACGAGATATCGCTGCGTGCGGATCACGTACCGCATCATGGAAAAACAGGTAAGGATGCGCGCCCGCCCAAAGCCGCCCAGCCGGGTGACGTTCGTCGGGCCGCTCTTGGTCGTCTCCCCAAGCCGGAAATAAACATCTTCCAACGTCTCACGCGTCATGCCGGGACCGTCATCGCAGAAGCGGACAGTGACGTAGCCATCCATCTGCTCAAGCTCTATGGTGATGGTGCGCGATCCGGCATCCACCGCGTTCTGGACTAACTCCCGCCAGAACGCCATCGGCCAGTTGGCGTAGATTTGTTTCCTTTCGTTCTTGAAAAATTCCTTTGGAACCTGAACAACTGGCATCCAATATCCCTCGGCTGAATCGATTTTAGATTTCTAAACGATGTGGGTCGTCAGAGCAATCACCGAAAAGTACCGGGCGGAAAATTGCTGGGAGCGATCTCGTCGCGATGCGGGGTTTCAGCCGGTCGCACCTGATCGACGAACCTCCGCAACAATTCGCCCACGGATATCCCAAGACGCGCGGCCTCGGCCTCAAGCCATTCGGATTGCGGCTCGCTGAACGACACTGACATGCGATGCATACGCGCTCCTCTGACGCACCAGAGGGCCACTATACGGTGCGCTGGTAATGTGTCAAGACACCACCATGCACCATATACGCACCGCGCACGCATCAGATCGATCAATGTCCTAGAGTAATGTACTCACCGCGCGAACATTGGACAGTACAGAACTACTGTATTTCCAACCAGCTTGCGATTGACCGAGGTCGATTGAACATACACATCATAATTCGCCAGGTTGTGTGGGGTCAGTTTGATCGCGCCATAGTGCGGCAACCCCAACAAATCTCTCGCCGATATGCCGGAGTAGATCGCCCCAGAGGCCCGGTCGCAGATGCAAATCTGTTTCGATTCCTGCACGGTCTCGGTCTTCGACAGCAAATAAAACACCGTGCCGATCTGGAACGGGACATTCTGCCTCTCGATGAAGCTCCTGATGTCAACACCATGATCAGAATTGGTAACGGAGAATCGTCTCACCTGACCGGAGATGTCATTCAAGGTCTGCTTGATCTCATTCACGCTGACCTTGGAGAGATCGGCGTAGAATTTCGTGGTGCTGCTCATGCCTTTGGAACGATCAACGAAGTATGATGCCATCGCCGATGCCGTCACGGCGCTCGCCACGGCCACGCCCTGAGCCGTTTGATCCCATTCCAAAACATTGCCTGGTGGTATCCCCAACTTCGTCAGCGTATCTCTGCCTCCTCTCGGGCATCTGAATACGAAGGTCCAACGATCAGAATTCTGGAGTTCCGTGATCTTGGCACCCAGTTTCGTGCGCCACTTTCTGGAGGCATTTTCTTCGCCGTCCGTAATGGCCATGACCAGGAACGAAACGGTCGGGTCAGAGGCATCAGGGACGCTTGATAAGGTTTCGATCAGGTCGCCAATCGAGTCAAACAACGGTGTGCCACTGCCGTCAGCGATGTACGCGTTCTCCATGATTGGTTGGACGACATTGACGTTGGAATTGGTGACCTCGCGATCCACTCTGGCCTGAGCACCCACGCCGCATTTTACGACACTTATGATCGTGTCGATGCTGTTGATCTTGGCCGCTTCCTGGATCGTCCGGATGTTTTCGTTGAAATCGCGAGCGGCTGGTCGCGTGATGTTCCACATGGAACGACTATGATCTCTGGAGATACCTACGTATTGCTTGGTCATGAACTTTGCCCTTCATTTTGCTATAATTTTGCTAAGACCTACGAACTGTAGGACTCAGATAATGTAGCATAAATGATGCAAAATGGCAACTAAATTTCAGTCAACATGAAGCATCCGCGCGTCCTGAAATAAGAACTCGCGAACCAAGGAACTTTGGTCAACTCGATCATCTGCCAGGTGTCATGGTGCACCTTGACAAGACCGTCATTGGAGGTATCGAGGATTGTATAAGTCTCGCCTTTCTGAAGGCACAGGAGCCGGTAGCTAAAGAACGTGAAGTTCACATCGCAGACTACGCGGTCACCGAGTTTGAACATGATCTTCCAGACCGAACACATCTGCGTTGCTTCGTATGACTTGCAGCGGTCCTAGACAGCCCCACTGCACGGCCATCGCCTCAGCGATACCCAGATAGGTGAGACTGCGCATCTTCCATCGATCATCGGATGGTGGCATACGATGCACTACCGGTTCGCGTCCTTCGACGATGTTCGTTGGTATCAGGTCTGGCAAATTCTTCAGCCATAAGCAGGTTGACTTGGTTTCTCCATGGCCATACTGCCACGGCTGGATGATCTGGGTTGGCTTCTTGATCCGCGAAGAAATGATCGAGATCGGATTTTCCACGGCGATCCGAGGAATATTGGCGTCCATCAGGAGTTGAACAAAATTCAGCGCCTCGATCTGCTCTTGAATTTTGTCTTTGAACCATCTGGCACCACTGACCGCGAGATGCGTGCATGGCGGATGAGCGACCATCAAATCCCATCCATTATGCAAGATGTCTGTTACGTCGCCCTGATAATGCGGACCAGGAACATCCGTGGGGAGAAGGTCACAACTCATGACATCATGGCCAAGTTTTATAAAAGCGTCTCGAACCCGACCGCTGTATTCACAGGCAACTAAAACTCTCACGATAAAATGCTCTCATTAGATGTCCTTTATTTATGGTGCGAAAATGATGATGTGGACTGAATCACCCAGTCCACATCGGTCAAATGGTCAGGCGGCCTTTCGAACAATGTTCAATTCTTTGAGCAACCTCGGCAGGCTGGATAGCTTGTGAACACGAGGGGTCTTGAAGGCTTTGACCAGGTGATCTCTCATTACGAGGTGAAAACCAAATCCAAGGATTTCATCCACCTGAGTTTGCACAGGATTGGGTTCATCGGTGACCAAAATGATGAGAGCCTGAAACCGTTTCCTGAGTGGTGAATAAACCTTCTCCATTCTGTGACGTTCTCGTAATGTGTGCTTCACCGGCAAGAAGGCCGTGGGGTAACCGTCAGCATCAACCGACACCAGATCAATGGTGGCTTCATAGAGTGCTGGCGACGGAGAAAATACATCGATACCAGGATATAAGCTTAGTTCTGAAGGAATAACCTGCTGATAGAATATTCCGGCATTGGTCTTGCGTCCTTGAGCCTGGTGAAACTCCAACTTGATGTCTCGATATTGAAGGACCTCAAGCGGATCATCATTGTCATTGAATACGTCGAGCGAAATCTTATTTGCTTGACATTCGGCGCGAAATTCGTGACGAATACGCGTCACTTCGATCTTATTTTCATGTCGCCGATAAGCCTCTGCCTTCTCAAGCAGAACAGCCATTTTCTGTTCAAGTGTCTTGCCATAACGATCAATCGTCGGTGACAGTTCTTCGAGGAGAATTTTGTTGGGCTTGCTCAATGTAGTTCTTTCTGAAATGTGAAACTGAAAAGCTAACTCGTGTTTCATACCGGAGTCGCATCATCAAAAGCAAGATACGATTGCGTTACGAACTCAAAGAATATCAGCCTGGACACCAAACAGCGTGATACCATCCTGAACTTGACTCAGACGCCTGAAGGCGATGGCGAAGTGTTCTTCGTTAAGCTCCGCCGCGTAAGGAACGCAGCCGTTCTGGATGGCCGCGACACTGCCGGAGACGAACCCGCCGAATGGCTCCCAGACGATGTCGCCCTTTTTGCACACCGCGCGAATGATGCGATGCATCAACGCCAATGGCTTCTGGTTCAGATGCAGCGTCTTGGCTCCATCCTTGATCCGTTCCTTGCCACGAAGGGCCGGTTCATCCCAGACATTACTTACGCCATACTCAAATTTCCATGTGTACCAAAGTCGTTCCCAGCCACCATTGAGCGTAAGCTCTGGTGGGAGTTCGAAATAAGGGCTGCCTTCCGGACGACCATGCGCATTGGCGTAAGACCTCAGACGCTCGAAGACCTCAGCCGGGGGAAAGTAGAACAGATGATCCCTGGTGAAGTATTTTCGCGTGGCCGCGTTCTTGACACCGCACGCCTCGTTGGTGCGCGTTAATGGCATGCCAGTGCGCAGCCATTCGACTCGGAGCCAGTCCTGGATCGAGAGATTGTTGATCTTGATGTAATCAGGGTCGCGAACATACTGCACACAGACCTCGGTGACTATCGGGAAGCCACGCATCGTCTTGCCGTTGCAATTTCCGGCGACGTGACCAATACCCTTGTTCCAGATATTGCAGCCGTGATACTTCCAGCCATGCCGTTCGAGGATCGGATGCATGGTCGCCCAGCCCAGTTCGGTGTTCCAGAACCACAATACCGTGGATGACTTCGCGTATTGGCTCCAGGCGGCGATGTGAGGCTCGTAGAGGGCGGGTAAGTCCTTGACCGTGGTTGGGTCACCGATGAAGCCACCGACGCCGTAGGGGCCGTCTGAGACGATTACCGTGGGGGTCGGCCAGCGCGGATATTGCGTGAGAGAATCGCCGAGGACGAAATCAAACATCAATTACGTCAGCACCCCCGAGAGGTCGGGTGATTTCCTCGATCTTGTCATCGACTTTCGTGGTAGATATGCGGGTTTCTGCTATCGCGGCATAATCTGGATTGAGTTCTATCCCGATGTAATTCCGGTCCAATCTTTTGGCGACGACACCAGTTGTTCCCGATCCACTGAATGGATCAAGTATAGTATCGTTCAGGGACGAGGACGCGAGAACGCACGGTTCCACAAGCTTTTCTGGATAGGTCGCGAAATGTGCTTCCTTGAAAGGTTGCACCTGAACTTCCCAAACGTCACGTTTATTGCGTCTGCCGCCTTCCAGACATGTCTTATTATTCTCTAACCCCTTCTCCTGATATTTCTCGATGTTGCTTTTATTGACGTTAAGTTTTTTCTTTCCCCATGACGTGGCCTTACGGGCATGTTCGTCGGCGTAGATCGCCAGTTCCGAGATCGCCATCCGATCATACTTATAGTCATGTTGTTTCGATAGTAAAAAGATGTACTCATGCGCCTTCGTGCAACGATCTGTGATGCTCTCCGGCATTGGATTTGGCTTCGACCAGATGATGTCCTGGCGTAGATACCATCCGTCGTCTCGGAGGGCGAAGGCTAACATCCAGGGGATGCCAATCAGGTCTTTGGATTTGATTGAGGTACCAGCGAACTTCTTACTGGAGTAAGTGTCACCGATGTTGATCCACAATGTGCCATCGTCCTTAAGCACCTTGCGCACTAATCTGAACACATCAACCAGCTTCGCGATATACTCAGCCGGTGATTTCTCGATGCCGATCTGATCTGGACTGTCGTAGTTTCTAAGATTGAAATAAGGAGGACTTGTGATGCATGTCTGAACTGATAATTTCTCCAATTTTGATAGTTCGATCAAACAATTTCCATGGGTCAATGTAGTTACCATTCAAATAAACCTTCTCCTCCCTTGATGTTAGGTCGCACGTTGGATATACCTCGAATCACGCGTGCCAATACGTCTTTCATGTGATCGCTCACATGTTTTATAGTTCTGTTTGACTGGACGATTCGAGAATTATCATCAGAAATTCTGCACATAACGTCAAGTTTGTGAGAAGATTCCCCGATGGTGAGCAACCGAATCTTCTCACCGTTTATGTAATCACCAGCCCATAGGTTTCCCGTATGAGTTTTTGAATACCATTCATAAGGTCGAATGAAGAACTTTGCGGGTAATTCGGCAAACAAGTATGTCCGAGGATCACCATACAAGCACAGAAACATTCTCCCAGATTTGGCTCCGCACCTTCTAAGTTCCTCGTCAATTTGTTTTTGTATCATATCTAAAATATTGTCAACTGATTGCTTGTCCGTTAATCCATCCTTAAGCGTTTTCAGGTAATCTCCGACCCGCTTGAAAGGAAAACTTACCAAGCGTTCTGCCGGTGATATCCCAATGCTTTTGTTAGCAAGCAAGATTGGAGTCTCACCAATGGTTAATTCGACATCAAAAAAGTCGGTGGTCTTCAGTGCGGTCTCACAATTTGTTTGCCCGGTGGCTAACTTCGTTGCAAGTTCAAAGACATTGTTCTTGCCGCAGCAAGAGCCGGACGGAGGTTGATGATAGTGATCTTGATAGAAATCCAAAATTTGTCCTAAATCGGAGATATAAGTTTCATCCAATAATGTCAAGTTTTTTGTCCTCATCAATCAATCATTGAGTATAGCTTAGCAAGTAGGAATTTTCAACTTAAACGATGCGGATAGGTATCAGCCTAAGCCCGTGTAAATCTCGATCAGTCGTCCAGAACTCAACTCTTTCGAATCGATGCTTTCTAAGCCTGAAATAACGATCTGATCCACCGACTTAAATTGCACCTTGGCATCGTCGAAGTCCTGCTCGCCGTCCAGATGTCCGTTGATCAGTTCGATCTTTCTCAATCCATAATCAGTAATCATCGAGTTCCTTAATTCCTGTGCTTCTTCGTAACGTAACGGCAAGTCAATGGTCACCCGCACGGTCATCTTGGATGCCAGCTTCTCAGGCTCTGAGAGCATCTGGGAGAGCGTCATCGTCTGATACAGGGGCTGGTCAGGCCATGAGCGAAACTCAGGCTCTTTGCCGTACTCAAGCAGCATGATACCACGATTGGAATCGCCAGCGTCACTAAAATCAAACGGGAAGAAGTTGCCGATGTAGCAAACGTTCTTCTTGTTCTGCCGTGCGTGGAAATGCCCGGTGAACACATACTCGGGATTTCTGAACGCATCGACTGTCTGACTATGCTCGCCCTCCGGCATCTGGTGGCCGGTGTTTGATAGAAAGCCGGATAGTTCGAAATGACCGAACAGATATCTCGTTGATGATAAGTCAAGTGTTTTGTGCTCGCCTGGCATCAACCATGGTAGGAACGTTATGTCACCGATGGTGAGCGGATCGTTGATCAGGGTGATGTTCGGGATGTAGTTGATGATCTCAACGGAGGTAATGTCCCGTCGTGTCTTGAAGAACTGATCATGATTGCCGCTGATGAAGAAGGACTGTTTGAAGCCGGTGCTGATCATCTCCAGTCCCTTCAGGGCGAAATGCATGGTTTCCACACCGACGAGGGACCGGTTGTGGAACCAGTCGCCGAGCATCAGACAGGTCTCAGCGCCCCAGGTTTTCGCCGTTTCGATGGCCCATCGGAGGAAGTCGATGTTGTCCTGGTTGGCGATGATACTGTTCCCGGAACGACCGAAATGGGCGTCCGAGATGACGAGGGCTTTGTGAAAAAGTGAATTCATCTGCAAGATCATAAGGCTTTGGTGACAAGAATTCAAACGTAAACGAGTTGTTGCTTTTTCGTTACCATATTCATTATGATGGGTTTATGAATGTATTTTACGGTGAAGTGGTGGAGGAGTCGCAGTCATGGATCGTTCTGCCCAATTCCTTACCACCCGGTTTTACTCAAACCCCCAAAGATGGTTTATATTACAGCCATTCCAGGTACTCCACACGCCATGACAGCAGAATTCCTCGTGATATAAATTACCTGCTCGACGGAATATTGGAGCAGGTTAAGGCGGGAAACCATGAACATCAACACCGTAAGATAGCTTACTCGGTCGGCGTGTTGCTGAATTTCAAGACCTGTGTCAAGGCTGTGGTTTCGTGTTTGGCGACATCCGCTGTCATTAAACTCATTGATCCTAATCATGATGTGATTTATCATGATCAGATTCGTGGTAAGAACCTCAACTTTGGACTCGCCGAGGGGAGCCATCGCCTCGACACGCGCGGCGCTTATACGGAACCGGTGGCTGACTGGTTCAGGAAATCCATCGGCAAAGACCTGTCAGTGCCGGAAATTGGTCGTGTCGGCATCAGCCAACCTCATCCGTACGACAGTAACTATCCCAATCTCTTCAGGAAAAAGGAAGTGCATGGCATATTTCTGACACTCATAAGAGCCATTCAATATGGCGGTGATTCCGAGCGTCATACCGTGTTGTTCGAGATGATGAAGAGGTTTCATGAGGATTCACTCAAGGCTGGCCGGAAGATCACGATAAAGAATCGCTCGGTCCTGGATGTCATGACCAAGTTCATTATCGATTCTCCATCAATTCGCATGCCATTCGCCGTCCAGGCAATCGTTGCGTCCATATACCCAGCCGAGACGCTCACGCTCAAACGACATACCGCCAATGACCATCACGGCGTTGGCGACGTGGAGGTGATGAGAGACGGACGCTACATCAAGGCGTTCGATCCCAAGCTGACCATCGATGAAAGTGGCATCCGCAGAATTGATCATAAGATCGCGGAGAATGGTTGCTGTGATGACTTTACCATCATCGTGTTCAAGCAGTACAAGCATCCGTGGCCAGATGGACTGAAATCTGGCGTGTTGAAACTCATGACCATGCAGCAGTTCCTGAACAATCACCTGGGACCCGGTGGTCTCGTTATCGCTGAAGATGTATTGTCTCGTCTGCAAGCGATTGTTTCTGATCACGGCGATTTTGAAGATCAAATTCAACTAAAAAATATCCTTGAGAACTGCTAAATGACATTTGTGGACGTCGATGACGTGATTTTGGGTGACAGCTTAGAACTATTGCAAGACATCGAGAGATTCCCCGACGACACCTTTGACGCCGTTATGACCTCTCCGCCTTACTTTCAACAGCGTCATTATAACGATGTTGGAATGGGGTTCGAGGTCACTCAACAAGAATATCTCGACAAGCTGCTGCGATTGTTCGAGCAATGCATCCGGGTGGTGAAACCGACCGGCTCGATTGTGTTCAACCTCGGCGACAAATACGTGGGTGGCTCGCTGGCGCTTCTACCTTACAAGTTCGCCATCGCCGCCAGCGAGAGATTTCCGGTCAGCCTCATTAACACGGTGACCTGGATCAAGTCCAATCCGACACCGCGCCAGGACCAGAGCAAGCTGATCAACGCCACCGAGCCGTTCTTCGTCTTTACCAAGACGAAGAACTATCATTTCAACTCGGATTTGTATCAGACGCATCTGGACAAGACACCAGACAAAGTCGGTGACAATGTTGGCTCCATGTATTTCACCATGATCGACGCCTCGACGCTGAGTGAAGATGAGAAGCAAGCCGCCAGGATCGCCCTCACCAGCGCGATCCAAGAGGCCAAGAACGGCCTGATCACCGGCCTGCGGATGAAGATACGCGGCATCCACGCATTGGCGTACGGTGGCCTTGAGGGTGGCCGCAACAATCAGATCGAAACCAAGGGGTTCACCATCATCAAATTGCGAGGGAAAACCCTGAAGAAGGACGTTCTTCGAGAAGATGTCATCGAGACCAACGTCGAAACGATCAAAGGCAACAAGCACCCGGCGATTTTTCCTCAGACGATCATCGAGGAACTCATCCGGCTGCTCACGCCAGAGAACGGAATAGTGTTTGATCCCTTCAATGGCAGCGCCACTACATCCATCGCCGCCATGAACACGAATCGGCACTATTGCGGAATCGAGATTGATCCTGCTTATCTGGCCATTGGTCATGATCGAATTGAGAAGTATGAGATGGATTGTAATGCAACCACGTCGAAAGTCAAACCTGTTGCGTCCATAACAGAACTAGAATGGATCACGATAGGAACTAACTAAATTCGAAATGCATCACATTTTCGGTTGCGCGCGACCGCTTCTTTCCGCTAGGTGTTTGGTTCCACGACATTTGAAAGTCAGTCCGATATGTCCGAATCACAATCGAAAGTCACCACGGTGGATGTACAAACGATCATCGATGACAAACCAGGATTGCTCGTTAGCGAATACTCCGAAATGAGCGGTTGGCCGCAACCAGAAATCGAGAACTATCTGGCATCCGAAGAGGGTCAGAAACGCGTTTGTCTTGGTATGGTGGCGATGCTCGCCGGTACCAAGACTTTTCCGGCGTGGGCGGTCGACTACTCTGGCAACTTCATGACGGAAATTCCAATTCGCAAGGCTCCCAAGGCCGCTAAAGCACTTGTCACGCTGCCGGACCCTCCGAAGAGCGGTGTCCCCCAATACGATGAAGCGGTGCGGGATAGTCATGAATATGATCGGGCTTTATTGGCTCGTGTTCCGCAAACCAAGCACAGCATCGCCAGCGTCAATTTGAAAATGTCTGGGAAGATACGGGAATCGGAATTCGTCAAGCACCAGGGTGAGATGGTTGATTCTTCGAACCGAACCAGTGACGCGCTCGAAACGGCGGTCATGGCTCAGCGAAGTGAGATAGGCTCACTCAAAATGGTGATACAAATGAAGGACCAGGAAATCGAGACACTCAAGACCGAACTCAGCAAGCGTCATCTGTGATCCATGGTCGAAACCACCGTCAAGACCAAGATTGAAAAGAGAGTCACCCCGCTGCTGAAGTCGCTTCTCAGAGCAGCGGGGTCCGTGTTGGAGGAACTGAAAATCGCCACACAAGAGAACAGCAACGCGCTGGCGCTCATGTGCGCGCTGGTTGGTCCTGAGAATGTTGACGGCGTGTTCGTGACCCTACAGGAGGAAAAATCCCTCGACGAGATCATCTCTGAAAATAAGGTCAGAAGAGAACTGTTTGATATCCAGAATAATCCGGAGAAGTATCGGGATCGGGTGAGCGGTCTCGAAACTGATATTGATCGCCTTCAGGCTGAGAACGAGGAACTGCGCAACTCTCGGGTACAAAGCGCATCCTCGCCACAACTACCTCGCGCGTCGCCAAAAAGCGCCAAAGCCTCGATATCCGTTACCGGACGATTGAACAAAAAAGTCACCCGTCTCCATTTGGCGATAATTCGTTTCGTTGGCAAACACGAAGATCAAGGGATCAATGCGACTGAACCTGGGGTTTACGAGGAAGTCATACGTTTCAGGGGTATAGACCTGGAAGCTGAACACAAGGCCAATCCCAGGTATCGACATCCCGCCGCGCCGCGCATACCAGAACTTTGCACGCCACATGTATATGGTCATACGTTGCTTGAACGCGTGAAGATAGATGGAATAATGACATGCAGGCTCACTGAGGTGGGACGAAAGGTCTATGAAGCCAATCGTGAGCCTAGTCAGGCTCATGTTGAAGCTTTTGATCCACTTCAATCACCTTCACGACGGTCACTGTGCTGATCTGGGTGGCGGCGTCAAACACCACCCAGACCATTAGTTCTTCAAAGAAGAATCGACGGAAGGAATTGTTCATCATGGACGGTTATCTTCGGAGTGTGATCTTTTTCTCTTTCAGCCGTTTCAGTACGTCTTGATTGTGCGTGACATTACGCATCATTCTTACTAAGCTTGCAACTTTGGTTTACGGCCCCTCTTCGCCGGAATCTTCTTGACGGTGTCCTCGGTCTCGGATTTGTTGTTGGCGTCGTCTCGTTGATCCATTTCGTTATCGACTTGACGTGCGAATGAGGGACTGACCCCAGCCATTATCAACAGGTCATCACGAATGTTCTGATTTCTTTTTTCCAAATTGAGCACACGGGTGAAGCAGTGTTTGATTACCTGAGTTAGGAAACTAAACGGATTACTAGACCTAGATTCATCAAATTGTAGACCTACAGCGGCGAGATGTACTAAAGCGTGGGCTCGCATTTCGTCGACATACGTGTTTCCTGTCAGATAGATGTAGCCGTTTCTTCTGGCCATGAATGAGCCATACTCGGTCTCCGGACACCAAACGCGTCCCTGATAGTCAACGGTCGGTACGTTTTGATGGTGTTCTTTTCCTCTACCGCTTCCACTTCTTTTGCCACCGTGGAAGTCGATGTTCTCGACGTTCGAGCTATTGGTCCGGGAAAAGATGTTCATCTGATAAATCTGGGTCGGCTTGCCAGACGATTCGATGTCTTGCAGCTTAGCGGAGACCCGATATCCGGCTAACGTGCAAAGTGCCGCGAAGGCATCGACGTGTCTGATATCCTTTTGGCAGTACCTGCGTGACACTGTTTTGCACTCCTGTATGGTCCGCCAGCCATCGGCGTCGATCATCGTGTTGATCAGCAACTCTCTTTGGGCTTGTGACAATGAGAGAATGAACGGCATCGACATGATCCTGTCTCCAGCGACCGCCATGATTTGCTCAGATATCGCTTTCGACAGATTGAAAGCGACTGTCGGTTTACCGTTCTCTCGATTGTCCCTGTGAAACTCGCTGTATTGTACATCCAAGGTATTCAAGCAGGCCCTAATCCGCTCCGCGTAGTCGCCCTCGTTCTGAAAGATCGTCATGCGGCAATAATTTCGTTCTTCCGAGAAATAGTAATTGCCCTCGGTCACGATCCAGCCGATGAGTTCCACGAAGGCATCACTGTACGTAGTGCTACCATCCTCAACATACTCTCCGGTAAGGATGATCTTATCCTTTTCCAGGAGAAGCTCGACCTCCTTCAATCCCTTGTCAGTGACGAACTTATGATGCGGTGTCACCAATGCATCCATGCCAACAACGGTCAGATGAAACATCTTGCCATCGTAATCATCCCTGAAGATGGATTTGATGCGAGACCATTTCAGTTTGTCATCATCATACGAGAGGATGATATCATCCTCCGTGATGTCATTGATACCAAGCCAGCCGCGTTGGGTTAGAGCCTCGGTTTCCTGATCGACACAATATCCTCTCCAGTTTCCTCGATGCGAATACTGTTCCGCGAGCAACATGAACATCTGCGCCAGTCGGTTCGACATCTTCCCATCGACGAGGCTAAATCGACCATTATGCAAGCCATCACGCCAGTGTGAGCGACCCACCTCGACCGGGTAACCATCGACCACGATGTAGTGACTAAATGGCGGGAAGTTCGGCTTCGTCACCCATTCCCCTCTGCTCGATTTCTTGCGCCGTTTCTCATCCGTTTCATGCGGCAAGTGTGCGTCGGTCATCACACGAAACACGACACTTTCAGGATTGATCGTCGAAGGATCAACGATGTTGGTCTTGCTCGACAGCTTGGCTGCCTTGATGAGGATGGTCGCCGCTAGCAGTTCCGGTGTGAGTAGATCGAGCGATGAGATCACGGCGTCGAAACTTGAATACTCAGGTGAAATAAAATAACAGAAACTTGCTTTGCTGCGGCCAATCTCGACCAATAGTTCTTTATTCGAAATGTACTTGACTTTAACCGGAGGAATCATGATTTTCGTTTCTTTTTTATGGTGAACTTCAACATAACAGAAACGCGCCTGAGAATACAACCCCATGAAATATCTGGCTTTAATTCCACCATAAATAGCAAGATACAATGGGATTAAGAACAGATGAGTGGTTTTCAATCTGACAGCGCGGCATCAGCGCCATCGACTGGATTTCTTGGCGGCGCGCAATCCGACAGTGCCGCATCGGCTCCGGTCACGCAGGTACCGGTCGCTGGCAACACGGTGGCGGGCGCGGCGTCGCCCATTGGCAGTGCCACCTCGGGTAATCCCATAACCGGCAGTGCGATCACTGCTTCTCCCGACATGCGCATCAGACTGGCGGCGTTGAACCCTGCGGCAGTTTATCAGAATTCTCCCATTATGTCAATTTTAAGTCAGACCAATGGCATGTTATTTCCTTACACACCATCGATCACGGTGACGCAAGGCGTGGATTACGCAGCCATACAATTGGTACACTCTAACACTGATTATCAGGCGTATACCCGTACACCATCGGTAAAAATCTCGATAAATGGCAAATTCACTGTGCAGAATCAGCGCGAAGGTCAGTACGCGATGGCGGCGATTCATTTTCTCCGAACGGTGTCGAAATCTTACTTCGGTGAGAAGGACGCGATGACGACCAATTCAGCGGCGAGTCCTTTGACGAACACCGCCAATACGCCAATCAGCGGTCTCATGTCGCCATCGAGCAATGCTGGCGGAGGCAACGCCGGACTGCCACCTCCTGTTCTGTTGTTCAGTGGTTACGGAAACTTAATGTTCAATAACTTAAGAGTCATTCTGACTAACCATACATACACCTTCGATGAAACCATGGACACGGTTCCGGTGATTATTTCTTCACAGGGTTTCAACAGTCTTGGCGCGCTGCTGGGCGGAGCGACATCGGGAGGGATCGTGCGTCTGCCAGCCATGTTCACGCTATCCTGTGAACTGACCGTGATACAGACACCGAAACGCATGAGAAAAGTCTTCAGTTTCGAGGATTTCGCCAACGGAAAACTGATGAACAGCACTGACGGAGGATGGATTTAACATGAGTATCATCACCTATCCTCCCAATTCCGCTTATTTCAGCACCACCCAGACCAGTTGGCACATCAATCAGTTCGTGATGCGAAAGATTCGTCCTAATGCTGGCGACACTCTCATAACATTGACGCAAATGTACCAGTATCGTCCTGATCGTCTGGCTTATGATCTGTATCGTTCATCGTCATATTGGTGGATATTCGCGGTACGCAACCCCTTCCTCAGACCGGACCCGATCTGGAATTTCATTGTTGGGGTGACGCTCACCGTGCCGTCCGCGAGTTATCTTACCAGCGTGTTGGGAAGCTGAAATCATGGCCGTCACCAACAATGTTCCGCTCCAGCCTGGTGGTACTCCTGTCGCTCGCGATCCGACAACCGGATACCCGTTGGCTCCGCAAAGCATGACCAGCACCACCACCGATTCCAATTTGCCCGCGCCCGTGCCAGCGACATCTGTTCCAAGCGCGGCGCACGATCCTAGTGATTCACCGACCTCGGCCCAGACTCCAGGAGCGTTGCCAGATGGGGGAGGAGGCGGTAGCTCGACTCCTACTCCGCCCCCGTCTCAGGTCACCACCCCTCCCAGCAGCCCAACGGGACCGGCCACGCCCCCGACGACCTCCACCACTCCGATATCTCCCACCAATCCCACGACATCCGACTACGCGTCATTGTCGCAGGCATTGCTGGGTGTCACCGAAGCAAATTCGCTGAACGCGTATTACAACCCGACCTATCATTTTCGCCTGTTTGTGGCTGGTGACGCCGACATTATGACGCAGGCGCAAAACAATATCGCCAACATCACCAGCGGCGCGGTGCCCCAGGTGACCATCGTGGAAAGCGGTGTCACGGGTGCCAGCATCAGGAATGTGGAAATCAACACGTTTCTGTCGCACACCGGTCCTGCGAAAGACCAATATCTTCAGGACCTCACGATGACGGTCATCGATCCTCTTGGCATGTCATTTCTCGATGGTCTGGTCGAGGCCGCAGGAATCATGGGTTCGAGCAACTATACAAAAATGCCGTATTACGTACAGCTTACATTCAAGGCATATGATGAACAGGGCTATCCGATGCAAGCCGCCAATCTTCCAAATGGCGGTGTCTGGATTTGGGCGGTGCTCATCACCGGCATTGAAGTCAAGATAACCGAAGCTGGTGGAGTATTCGACCTCCAAATGGTTCCCACCGGAACCGGGGGTTCGCCTGATTGCAACAAAAACGAAGAGCAACGAAATCCCCAGGCACTGGTCGTCTCCGGCAAGACCGTGAGCGAGATTTTTCAGGACTTCACCACCCAGATCAATAATTCATGGAAGAACAGCACGGGCGGTCCTCTCGTTCAGATCGCCGTTGTCACGCATCCAATCACGATAGGGCCAACCAACGCCATCGGGTTGAACCCTGGTAATTTCAAGATGAAATCCACGCTGCCATTCCAAAGCTCGGAACGAACATGGCAATTCTCGGCAACCGCCGGGGATGATGGCAAGGTAACATGTCATGTGCCGCCCAACGCCTCGGTTAGTGAATTTCTGACGGCGACGATCAAATCCACCGAACAGGCGCAGGCATTGATGAAGGATCAACCGATCACCACTCAGACCGATTCATCGACCGCGCAGGTTAACAGTCGAGGCTATCGGGATTCCGTGTTGTTCTCGGTGGAGGTTGATCCGATGAATGTCAATTTCGACACGAACACCAACAACTACATGAAACAGGTAACGTTTCACGTGGTGGCGCATTCTACCCAAAGTGTGATCCTGGGTCCGGTTCAACTCGCGCAGGCCACCACACCTCAGATTCAGAACGCGATGCTTCAAAATTTCATCTCAAAAGGGATGATAAAAAAGCGTTACGATTATATCTACACCGGACTGAATACCGAGGTGCTTGATTTTCAGATCGAATGCAATCTCGCGTTCAGTGTCACCTTGTCGAAATATGCTGGTTCACGCGCCGGATACAACAACACGAGTGTCAACAGCGTGCTGAGCGGTGGCAACACGAATCCGCAAGGCACTTTGAATGAGGCGAGCGCCGCGTTGAAGGTTGATCCAGGTAATAATAACAGCACGGTGCCGGTCGCATCCGGTTCAACACCGACGAATACCGCGTCAGGTGCCACGAATTCGGGCGGTTCGATAGCCACGTCGGGTGCCACGGCCGCCAGCATGACCACGCCCGCCGCGAATTCCAATCCGATATCGACGAGCACGCCAGCGGTCAGTGGAATCGCTCCCACCAGTTCGACCTCGGCTCCGGGAGTCGCCGCCACGTCGCAAGTGACCACCAACAGTACAACACCGTCGCAGATTAGCGCGAGCCAGAACATTTATGTTGAAGACGTATTGGCGAGTCAATTTAGTCAGCAGCCTAATGTTCCAATTTCGTTCAAATACGGCAACAATGACACCCAGCAGGAATCCGGCAGCCGGGTGAATCCTGGGCAGTTTCACAGGGATCAATCCGTCATAGGATCAATTTTCACACAGATGTATCAGGGCACCAATTGCGGCGGTTTAGGTGAAAACAAATTCTTCACCATACACCTGGACATCAGAGGTGATCCATACTGGATCGGTCAGACCAATCTCAACCGGGTCGCGGTGATTCGCGATTTTCAGAACAATACCCCAACGTATGATCCCAAGTCATCGCCTGATTTTATTTCGTGCAAAGAACTGATTTATCTGCATTTTCGGTATCCGTTGACGGTCGGCGACGATTTCGTGCCGATCCTGACATCCAGTGAGACATTCAACGCCTTGTATGAGGTTTATGAGGTCAAGCACAGTTTCTCGGATGGCGTGTTCAAACAAACCCTGACCGCGTTCATCCATCCCCTGATCGCGGATAATATGGGGCAAAACGCCGCGAGCGCATCTCCGTCCTCGGGTGGACCACCCGCGTCTCCGCAGGCCGGTCCCACGGCTCCCGCCGCCAGCACTGGACCGTCTTCATTTCATGACAAGGATAGTAGTGAATCACCGAACCTTCCGGCGACACCAACATCGCCAAGCGCGGCGGGTGATCAGTTCCAACCCAATCCGACGAATCCGTTGCCCGCCACGCCAACCACGGTTCCGCCATCAGAAGTTACCTACGGCACCCCAACACCATGAGGCATCATGACTTTAAATAAATCCAATCCGGCATTCACGCCAAAATCAAACAGCAGCATCGCGCTGTTGCCCTATCCTTATATTGGTCTCGTAAAGAACAACACCGATTCACAAAACATGGGTCGACTCGGGGTGTGGATTCCCGAGCTTTGCGGCGATCCGCTGGACCAGGGTTCGTGGATCATTTGTAGTTATTGTTCTCCTTTCGCTGGCGCGACAAACCTCAATGAACTTGAAAACTATCAGGACCCGAACACGCAGATCGTCAGCCAGCAATCCTATGGCTGGGTGGGAATCCCGCCTGACCTCAACAACGAGGTCATGGTGGTGTTCGCTTGTGGAGACATCAACAAGGCTTATTGGGTTGGTTGCACATATCAACAAAACATGAACCACATGGTGCCGGGTATTTCCGTTGATACCACGTACCCAAATCAACAGGATATCGATGGTGCGCCATTACCGACCATTGTTCCGGTCATGGAATATAACAAAGCGGGTGTGACTGGGTCTCCGAACAACGTGAATCGTCCGGTGTTTCAACCGCTGGCCACCGGTTTGATGCGGGAAGGCTTGTTGAACGATTTGGAACGTGGCGCGGCCTCGACCTCGATGCGTCGTGAAGCACCGCCGCTGATGTCGGGCTGGTTATCGCCACGCGGGAACACTATCCACATCGATGACAACGCGCAGGATGAATTCATCCGCTTTCGCACTCGTTCCGGTACCCAAATTTTAATCCACGAGACAACCGGTTACATCTACATGAATTCGAAGAACGGTAATTCATGGTTCGAGATTTCCGATTCCGGGATCAATGGTTACACATCCGGTCCATTGAGCATGCGCGCGGTTGGCGACATCAATCTCATAGCCGGTGGCAACATGAATCTGGACGCCGCCAACATCAACATGCGCGCCACCAATCAGATCAACATGGGCGCGGTTACCATCCAGATCGGTGCCAGTGGCGCACTGACCATGTCGGCTGGCACCAACATCAATTCAGCGGCGGCGGGCATCTGGGCGCGATCAGGCAGCACCATTCAGGACAACGCCGGAATCGTCCCGCCCGCGACTCCACCAACCAGCGTCACGGTCTCGGACACGAAGGCGATCAGTCCCACGGGCATCTGGACCTATGGTGCGACCACCTTGAATTCCATCGCCAGTGTCATTCCCATGCACGAACCATGGCCGGGGCATCCGAATGCCAATATTCCACCCTTTCCAACAACGATTGTTCCCCAGCCCAATGTCGGGGGGCAGGGCAACGGCTCAAACGGTGGCGGGACGACCTACGCCCCTAACGCAGGCTCAGCCCCCGGATCATCCGGATCATCCACGCCATCTAATGGTGCGATTGCCCCATCGAATCCGGCGACCAATTCATGCACGTTCGGCATCCCGAACACGGCTCCTATTTCCACGGTCAATTTCAACGCGATTCAGACCGCGTCACAACAGGTCAGCGGACTCCCCGCCAATCCTTTCGCCACCCTGCTGGCGTTCGCCAATATTGAGTCAACCTTTAACTCGTCCGCAGGACCGGTATCAGGTCCAGGCGCGAAGGGACTGTTTCAGTTTATCGATGGAACATGGGACTGGATCGTCAGTCAGGCTGGCGCGCAATACGGTGTTCCCACTACCAGTGGAGCGGTGTTCAATCCTGGCTATAATGCGCTGATGGGCGCGGCATACATGGTAAGTAACATGAAGGTACTCTCGAATAATGGATTAACCCCGGATGCCGGAAATCTGTATCTCCTGCATTTCTTTGGACCGGGCGGCGGACAACTTGGAACCAGGGCCGCTGGAGGAATCACGTTTCTGAAGACTCTTGCCACTCAACCGTCCGGTATAGCAGCGTCATTATTCCCTAATCAGGCGGCTGGTGCGATCAACCACAATAATTTTTACAATCGCGCCAATAACGCTCCTTACACGATGCAACAGGTTCATGACAATCTCAGAACCATCATCAACGACAAAGTCACGGCTTATCAGACGCAGGTAGGTTTGCCCGCGCCATGTGACAGAGTAAAAGGCAATACCACTGGGGTGTCCAACAAAATCAATCAGTCAAGTCCACAGGCAGCCGTCGCCAGCGCGCAAGGACTGACCGGACGATATTGGGGACGCAATGAGGAATGCGTTTCGTTGGTTCAATCGCCGATTCTCAATTTACAGAATACCTCGACATGGACCAAGGGTAGTAGTGATTTGGTCGCCAATCCGCCGCCTCCAGGAACAGCCATCGCGACCTTCGCGCCGAATGGTACATACACCAACCAGTATGGTCTGTCGCACGCGGCGATTTATCTCGGCCCAGCGGACAGCGGTAATGGCATCAAAGTACTCGAACAATCCAATGGCCATCCGGCGCATATCAATCAATATCAGGTCGGCAATTCGCCTGGTTACGGCGCATGGGTCAAGGGCGTGGAGCAAGACGCGCGTAACTATTCCGTCGTCAACTACAACAACTGATACATAAATAACAAATCATGCCACCACAATTGAAAAATGATGAAGATCAGAAAGACAAGGTTGGTTTCGCGCTCGATGAGGTCGAGGACGAACCCGAGACGCAACCCGTCGAACAATCACAATATTACTACGATGGATGTTGCTGAATGGCGACCATACCCTCACATATCATGACACCAGCCGAAGCCGTCGAACTGATGCGCCAGGCACTCAAACCGAAATCCAAAACTTTTGCTTTGGACGAACTTGAAGACGAAGACGATGATCCCATCGTCTTTCCTGATGAGTTTAGTTATTGAACACTGACACCATTCCTTGTATCATCCCCTGATTGGAGAGAACTATGACATTGAAAATTAGTGAATTAGTCCGTGATGGTTACGAACGAGTGGTTAGTTTTTCCGACGACAGTGGATTTCAGGCGTATATCGCCATTCACAGCACGATTCTGGGACCGGCCCTCGGTGGCTGTCGCATCAAGTCCTACGCCTCGACCGATGATGCCCTGACCGATGTCCTGCTCTTGTCAAAAGGCATGACTTATAAAAGTAGCATCGCCGGATTGAACTTCGGTGGCGGCAAATGCGTTGTGATGGCCGAAAAGGCGACCCGCGAGATCATGCTCAAGGTTGGCGAGGCGGTCGAATATTTCAACGGTCTCTACGTTACCGCCGAGGATGTCGGCACCACTCTGGCGGATATTCAGACCGCCGCTGAAGTCACTGATTATACCGTCCATCTCGATGGTTCCAGCATGACCGCCCGAGGCGTGCTGGCCTGCATGAAGACCGCCGTGAAATTTCACGGTGGATGGGGCGAAGAACTGAATGGCCTGCCCATTTGGGTCCAGGGACTGGGCAAGGTTGGCATGGACTTAGCCGAACGCATTGCCGCGCATATTCCAGATCACCTCAATCTGATGGTGTCTGATTTGCGTCCCGAGGCCGTGACCCAGGCTGAAGCCATGGGTGCCAGGGAACTCACCGAGGGCGACAAACGCTTCGTCGCCATTTACGCGCCGTGCGCGATGGGTCAGGTGATCAATGCCGACAATGTCAACAAGGTGAACTATTCGATCATCTGCGGATCGGCCAACAACCAGTTATTGCATGATGATTACGCCGAGGTTCTGCGTCAGCGGGATGTCCTGTACTGCCCAGAATTCCTTGTCAATGCCGGTGGCATCATTAACGCGAGTTATGAATTCGAGCGTGACTTCGACCAGCAGAAATGCGAGGAACACACCGATTACCTCAGTGAGGTATTGCTCAAAGTTCTGACGATGGCGAAGGACGACAACACCACCCCCCTGAAGATCGCCATGCAACTGGCTGAAGCCGGACTGGAATGACATGTTAAAAACAATTGGATTGATTTTCGCGCTGAGCACGAGTATCGCTTACGCGCAGGACGATGTTTGGTATACGGTCCATCAGGCGGGCTGCGTGTCATTGTCCGATGCCTCGAAAGGAATGCCCGACATTCAGGAGCCATGGACCAAGCCATCTGATTTACTGGCCTCGGCGGTCAGTCATGGCATGACCTTGAAAGCGCACATGGAAAGCGAGGATAACACGTCGGTGATGTATGTATTCACCGGCCATGATGACGCGCCGTTGAACATCGTCATGATCAAAGGTCGCGAGTTGTGTGAAAAGGCGTTGGAAGCCATCTCCAAGTAACTGGAAGGAACTGTCATGGCGTTCGAACTGGATGATCTCCCGCCGTTCATCGACGTGGTGCGGGCCACCCCTGTGAAAGTCAATAAGTTCGGACCTGTCTTGCAGATGACGCAGGACATCATGAAATATGATGACCTTGAGATGTCACTCGCTCTCAAGGTTCCCGTGGAGACCTACCGGCGATGGAAGGCGTTCGATACGGTGCATTTTCCATTTGCGCGAAACATACTGGATCAACTGCTCGCGGAAACGAAGCCTCACATTGAACATTACGGAGACGAAACATGACATTCAGTCTTGATGGCACTCATGATGCGCAACACGATGAGCGAGAGGCTCTCTACAAGGCTCTCAACGAGTTTTTCCTGCCGATGACGACGGTTTACATGAAGCGTTACGTCGGACGGCCAATTCGCCCAATCATCGAAGACACCAACGTGCCATTCACACTCGATGACTCGCAAGCCTCGGTCAGCCTGGTGGGATCGCCACACCCAACCAAATTCGCGAGCCATATCAGCCGAATGATGACCGGATTCCTGAAAGACGAATTGCAGATTGTCCATTGTAGTCATTATGCAGCCATCATAGCCAAACCACCAACGGAGATCGTATGACATTCAATCTTGATGACGGTAAACCGGGGAGCAATCCTCTACTTTTCGAACCCAACCTGCCCCTGCAATTAGGCGGCACATTCCGGATCATCATCCCCTCGTTCCCAGGGGTTTACCTGAGCAGGGATGTCATCATTCCTCCTGGTGGACTGGAAATCATAGTCACGGAGTGTTGACATGTTGAGTCGTCGCACGCTGTTCATTGGCCTGACCGGATTGTTGGTGGCTCCAGCCATCATCAAGGCGTCCTCATTGATGCCATTGTCTCAGAAGAGCAATGGTTTGCTTGGCTTCGGTGATCCGCGCTACAATTATGAAGTCTTGTTCGATCACGAGACGGGTGAGAGAATGTCGCGCAGGACCGACACTGCGACGCTCTGGCAGCCATCCCCTCGGCGAGACCAATGGTTTGAATTCGGACCTCAGGTTGATGGCTCGAAGGGTTTCACCATCTACAAGGCGAATCGTGTCCACACGACACAGATGGTCAGCGGTAATTTCGCATGAGCTTCAATCTTGACGAGGGTGAACCGGTCGATATCCATGACCTGATCGTGCTGGTGGAACCGAGCGAGTCCCTTGCGCGGAAATTCGCTGATATGGAAAACTGGCGGGGAGAAATAGCAACGAGTCTTGGCTGGTTTGTGAAGAATGACGACCCTCGACCCGTCTGACTGGGACGGCATGCGAGCCGCTGGGCAACTGGCGGCGCGAGTCCTCGACATGATCCATCCGCACGTCGTTGAAGGTGTCACCACCGATCAACTGAACACGCTCTGCCATGACTTCATCATCGCCCATGACGCGATTCCGGCCCCACTGAATTACAAGGACTTCCCAAAATCCATTTGCACGTCGATCAATCACGTCGTCTGCCATGGTATCCCGTCCACCCGAAAACTGCTCGATGGTGACATCCTCAACATCGATGTGACGGTGATCCTTAATGGCTGGCATGGTGATAGCTCGCGCATGTATAGCGTCGGTGATCTATCCACCAAGGCGCGCAATCTGATGGACATCACCTATGAGGCCATGCTGCTCGGCATCGCGGCGGTCAGGCCCGGTGCCACTCTGGGCGACGTTGGTTTCGCCATACAGAGCTTCGCGGAAAGTCATCGCTACAGCGTGGTGCGGGATTTCTGCGGGCATGGCATTGGCCGTTTGTTCCACGAACCTCCGCCGATCCTGCATTACGGCAAGCCGAGTCAGGGGCTCGTTTTGCAGCCTGGCATGTTCTTCACCATTGAGCCGATGCTCAACATCGGTGGCTGGGAGGTCAAGACCCTGGCCGACAAATGGACTTCCGTCACCAAGGATCGGTCATTGTCCGCTCAGTACGAACACACGGTGGGCGTGACCGAGACCGGCCATGAGATATTCACTCTTTCTTTCGCAGGATTGCATAAGACGCATGTACCAATTCAAAAAGGGTGATAAGATCAAGTTCCATGACTCGCCCACTATTTGGACCATCGACGAAGTACTGCCGAATGATTGTTTCAGTCTGAAAGAACATTGGTGCGCTCACCCGTTTCATGTGTCCATTCTGATTCTGGTTCAATCAGCGTCGTTTTCCCTCGACGACATCGACTAGCGTTTCCACCATGCCAGCATGCGATAGGCGGATTGCTGGCAATCACTTCCATCCATCCTCAGTCCCAGCCAGATCAAGGGGCAGAGGGGCAGGAGAACGATGGTCTTGATGGCCATACGACCGACATTGGTTGGAATCGCGTCGAAAATGCTATTAAGCGTGTCTCGTGGCATGGCATGAACTCCTTGACAAAATCCGAGGCTAGGCTACAAATTCGTCATGATCAAGAGCCTCGATCCATTTGATGCCATCGCTTGGGATTTCGATGGCACGCTCATCAATCATCCCAAGTCTTCGTTGATGCATCAGTACATCAAGGCTCATCCCCAGAAGAAGCACGTCATCATCACCTTCCGCACGCATGGCGCGCAATACCTGATTTTTGAGGAGATGCAGTTTCTTTATCCAGGCTCACCTGGGAAGGATCGTTTTGGTGACGTGATCAACATCAGCAATCTGGCGTGGCTTAATTTCACGCGGTATGATCGCATGCGTTATCATGGGCGGCTGAAGGGACCACTGACGCCGCACGAGGAATATTACATCAACTGGAAAGGCTCGATCTGCAAGCAGCATGGTTTGTCGGTGCTGGTGGATGATCGTACCGACCATGTGGCGTCCGGTTGTGAGAAACACGGCATCGTGTTCATTCATCCCGACGATTTGTAAAGTATAAATAGAATTGTCGATGAAGACGACCTGATAAAGATCGTAATCCGCCCCTTGTGGGCGTTGTTGCCCTAAGGGGAAATCTTCAAAGACACGGACTAAAACTTAGCTACGGCTTCCATCATCTTCGGAGGGTAAAGATTCATGTGTCTTTGCCAAGTTAAATCTTTATGTCCGCCCCATGCGGGATAATTGCATGGCGTCGCGCACCGCGAGGGCGAGGGCCATCATCTCAGTCAGTTCATTTCTGGCTTCCATGTAGGCTCGCGCGCTCTTGGCCGTCTCGGGAAACCGGTCTTCAAGAATCTTCAGACGTGCTTGGTGTTGCGCTTTCAGATCATCATGGAATTGCATGACATTCGTATATTCCACGGCCTCCGCAATGGTCGCATTCCAGTCATGATGATCGATCCGCTCCAGATGCCAGATGATGGCATCCTCGCCGCCGATGGGTTCACCTGGAAAATCAGAGATCATCGATCACACGCACTTCATCCATGTTGATGGGAATGCCCTGTCTCTCGCAAGCGTCTGAAAGAAACTGCGTGGCTTGTTTCCTTCCCATCTTATTTCGTAATTTGGTGAGGCGAATATCGGTATAGCCTGCTTGTTTCAGATAAGTCGATGCCTTGTCGGATTTTCCCGTGGTGATGAAGATCGGCACGATTTTGCGGCTCTCGGTTTCAATCGCGTGACCGACCATGGTCACGTGGATTCCGGTATGCGATATTGACATTTTTGACTCCCTCGCAGCGGATGATTCCACGCGTAATAGCTCAATTCATCGAACAATTGCTTGAGGCTATGACTGATGATGATGAGCGGAAAGATCATGAGGAACATCTGAGCCGCCATGAAACAAAAACGATGCGTGAGAATGTCGACCACCATCCAGCCTGCGACGGCGCAGGATATGAACAGCTTGATGATGGCGACACCCAACCAAATCATGCGTCTTGATCCACCTCAGTCGATCTTGTAGTCGCCGGTCCAAGTCCCCGTGGAACCGGTCGGGGTCTGTTTGTCGGTGAACGTCCCTCCACCGGAGAGATTCTCGAACATACCGGTGCCCCCGATGAATTGCCACTTGCCTTCCATGATCAACTCTTCTCCCCTCAACCTCACGGTGGCCTCGCTCGTTCCGTAGCTGGTATCACCGGTCGGATGGGTATTTCTGAAGTAGCCTCGCATCGTGCCATTGCCGCCCACGGTATCAATGATTCCCCACAAGGTCAGTATCGATCCTTCGAACTCCGGCTCGGTCGTTTCCTGCGGGCCGCGCGCCATCATCAATCCGATCTGATGATCGGCTGGACCGTTTATCATGGTTTGTGTTTCGATTGTCACCGTGTAGCCGCCATTGAATTTTGGCATTGTCGGACCCCTTCGTTCATGGATGCGGAGAGCGGCGGCAAACTCTCCGATTTCCCACAGATCGTCAACAGATATTCCCATGAGCGAACTCTAAATTTATTCTCGCATCCTGAGACGCAGGCGTGTCAGATCATCGGGCAGCAATTTCTCGCCATTCCATTCGGCGACGGCGTGTCCGACAGGGATATCCCCGACAGCGTTGATCAGGCTCTCGGCCAGTTCCAACGCGCCATGATGATAGGGACGCTCGGCGGGGGTTATGACATGCACCAAGCGTTGCCGTACATAGAAACCGAGCCACCCAGACGAGTCAACGATCACCAGACCATCATGCGCCTCGGTCCAGTCATGATTGATCTCCTTGGCATCGACCACGGGCGTCCCTGCGGGCATCTCTGAGGCGGTGACGCCTTCGCCGCTATCCCAACGCGGCTTCATCCCTGGATGGCCCTGTACGGCCCGCAGGGAGTTGACACAGAGGTATTTGGGACTGAATTTGGCGACGCCTTCGATGCGTTCGAAATGTTTCCAGCGGATTTCCTCTCCCACCGGTTCGACGACAACGACGCGCTGGCCGATAGTGGCCTCGCTCAACTTGAAAGTTTTCATTTTAATGCCGTTTTCAATGCCTCGCGAACGGAGGCGAACATGATGGGTGGTTTGCGTTTGGCCTTGTCCTGGTCGGCCAGCCGATTGGCGTCGAACGCGGTCATGAATTTGGACTTCGGAGACGGTCCACTGATGCCGCACCGGCCATGCTTTCGACTGCCAATGCCTCTTGTCTTGAGTTGCATCCTCCAGTAGTATTCTCCATCAGGTGAATTTGTCAATCTTTGGTGACATCTAATGGTCAGAAGCACTCCGATACCGGCGACCCGCGGCCCATGCGGCGTGAACCTGAACATGGCGACCGGCCTGGGTGGTGCCACGCCAAGTCCTGGCGATTGCACCATCTGTATTACCTGCGACACCATCCTGCTGTTCGACGACAATCTGCTCCTGCATCGAGCGTCGAAGGAAGAAATCGAAACAATTCCTGATGAGATCAAGGCGTGTTACGCCAAGTACATAGCGTTCAAGAAAACCCATCCATTACCTAACACACGGACGATGAAACATTAATTGGCTGGTGGTTCAATCTTGTTCCGTTTTTCCCGGAACATACGGCCCATGACATGAAAAACCTGGTTCCAGATACCGAACAATTTCAGCACACGATCCAATACGAATAGGCCGCCTTCCAGCAACCCCCACATGGCTGCCGCACAGAACGTCATGAGACCCAGCCACCAGAGCGCGATGTTGATCATCTAGTGTCTCGTGGTAGTACGTTTCAGTTCATCAAAGATCGTTCTGGTGTTCCCAATTTTGGTTCGGTTCCTCTCATCAAGTGTGATCTCACCATCGGTCGAGAGCGCCTTGAGGATTTCCTCCTCGGTTTCGAGCAGGCATCCTTCGAGGCTATAATGTCTGATGCCATTCATCAACGCGGCGCGCACGGACGCGACCAGGAGCAGCCCTTGTTCGAAAGTATCCATAATCCACTCCTATGAAAAGGGCGGCGAATCCTCCGACCTCGCCGCCCAGTTCATTGTTGAATTCACATCAGATTAGGTGGCCACTTCGGTGCCACTTGTAGGCTTCATGCCATGCCGAAGTCATGGCCCGCATGCGTGACGGTCACTGTAATCAAGTATCTCGAAAGGTCAATGGTCAGCCATCGGATCAAATCTTCGGCAGCTTTTCGGGGACGTTTATTCCGATATGCGTCGGAAGCTCACCATTCAGGTGGTTGATGTGAACACCTACGTTCCGATGGCCGAAAACAACTTCGACGATGCTCTGGCCATCAACACTAACATAAACTCCGCTGTCGCCTTGCGTCTGGGCGACACGAACATCCATATCGTGCGATCTGAAACTAAAATTCGACATTTCTTATCTCCTTATCACCAGATGGCGGGGTCGGTTCCTTCGATTTCCTCGATCAGTGGCGTCAGTCGGGCGATCAGATCGCGCGCCTCGACCGTGGTCAGCGCGAACGCGACGACCGCTTCGTTCGTCCACTTGAATTCCAACCAGCCATCACTGGTGATACAGACTTCCAGCAGACCATCGTCGGTTTCTATCAGATTGTCGGCGGGTTCAGCGTAACCAAATTAAACATGAATTATTCTCCAGTGTGATTGTCGGGTATTTCGAAAAATATCTTCGGCTGTGGCATCGATTCATTTTGAAAGTCACCATTTTCATCGAAGTACCATGTCATGCCGTCGCTTTTGTCGGTTTCATCGGGCATGATCGGAGCGTCATAGATCACCACTGGTGGAGCGGCGGGAATTTCCGTTGGTGATACCGACGCCAGCAGGCCCATCAGCAATATGATGCCGCTCATCAGCCGACCGTCTTGACGCCGAGCACGACTCTCGCCTTGTCCGACGACATGAGCGGGACCCGCGTCGCCAGTACCGAGGCCGGAACCGGTTTGAAATTCAGCTTGTGCACTGATTTGGTGACCGGTGCCTTCAGAAGTTGCGTGACCAGCGCCTCGATGGCCGGTGCCAGCGAGATGGCGGCTTCCACCACCGCGACAATCGCCAGCGAACCTGGCACTGTCGCCGCCACGACACCGGCAATCGCGGCCACGACATTCAATACCAGATTGATGTCCTGTTCAGCGGAAGCCAGATTGGTGATGGCGACCGGCGTGGTGCTGACGAGGCCGATGAGCAACTTGATCGCGATGTCCAACCAGCCAGTACCCGCCGCGTTGGTGAGGTCGGAGACCGGCACCACGTTGGCCGCGCCGTTCAGTGTGAGGATGTTGGGGAACAATGTCGCGATGGCGGCGGCGTCGGTCTTCAATGAGGTGGCGATGCCCAGCGCGTCGGCGATGGCCTGACTGATGGTCAGCGGCGCGGTGGTAGAACAGGCGGTCAACGCGGTGACCGCGACGATACTGGCGGTGGATGACAGGAATAATGCCCGGCGTGATAGCTGCATGATATGTCCTTCAGGAATATCCAATATTTATACCCGCTAACGTTGGGCTAAAGCAACGTTATAAACCATGGATTTAAATCAGCCATAAATACTGGTATGCCAGTCATTCCGCCTCCCAAACGATACTTCGTTGGTTTCAGTACCCAGAATTCCGCGAAAACTCATGTCACCACGTTGTATGACATCGACCTGATCAACGTCGATTTGATGACCGCTTTTCAGACACGGGTTGGCGAGCGCCTCATGCGGCCGGATTACGGCTGTCTGTTGTGGAATTATCTGATGGAGCCATGGACCACTGAATTATCCAACGACATCATCGCCGAAGTGAACCGCATCTGCGGCCTGGACAGTCGGGTGGTGATCGTGACCTCCCAGGTGTATCAGCAGAATTTTGGTTTCCAGATCAACATGACACTGCAATATTTGCCGTGGCTGGTCATCCAGTCGTTCACCGTCAACTTTGAAAATAATGAAACCATCTATTTTGATTCCACGCCAAATACAACTAATTTGATAGGATAACGAAAATGTCGTGTGTCGTTTGCAGATTGACCGGTCAGTTCATCGTGAATTTTCTCAACCTCGCGGATCACGCGCTCAATTTTCTGTTGCTGGGCGATTCCGACGAAACCGTGTCGGCGCGCACCGCCCGCGCCCGCAACGCCGGACAGAAATGGGCGGCATGGGCGTGTGCTACGCTGACCTTTCTGGCAAAACTCACAACTTTTGGAAAGTCCACCCAGGATCATTGTGATTATGCTCTCGACAAGTCGATTCGTCCCAACAGCGGGGAAATCTGGAACTGGTCGCTCAACGAAATCAACATCATCCCGATCAGTGAGGTGATTGTCATAGATAACGGATCGGTGGCGACATCGTCTGATGGCGCACGTGCGCTGGCTCAGGCTAGCGGACAGATGCTGCTCATAAAACTACGAAATCCATCCGATCAGCAATTTCTCCGGCCCACGTCCACCTACATCATACGAGAAAACGTTAAATAGGCACCAGAGGTATCATTCATGTCCGCGCTTTTATTCACTCCCTACATATCCACCGTTCTGACATTTGGCACCGCGTTGACTGGTGTCACGTCTGGTAGCTACTCGGTTCCGAGTGCGCTCTATGACAATTCTCCCACCGGTCAGCAAATGCGCGCCAACGCCACGCTGCTGTTGACCTTCGGCACGCCATTGACCGCTGGTTCCGGATCACCCTATGTCGGGCTTTATCCCATGTCATTACCCGATGGCACGACGTATCCAAATCCTCCCGGCAACGCCGCAGCCGCCCCCTCGCCGAACGCCTACGAGGTGGTCGTGCAGGTTGTCGCCTCGGCCAATTACTCAGCGTTGATATTCCCCAACATTCAGCTTCTGCCAACCAAATTCGCCTTCAGTCTGTATAACAACTCGGGCGTCAACTGGTCGGGTGGCGGCACCATCACGGCGACGCTGTTCACCTATTCTCCGGATTACTATTGATGCTGGATCGTGCCGACCCACTCAATGTCGGATTGCAGGCATGGTGGCCGCTCGGTGGCAATGGCAACGAAACGACCAGTCGTTATCCCGCCGTAGCTAATGGCAACACGACATCGCCTTCGATGTTTGGTCCAACCTACTACTTCGATGGGTCATCGAAATATCTTACCGTCTCGACATTTCCCGTTCTCTCGACACCGCTGACCGTCAGCGTGTGGGTCTATCCGACCAGTCTGTCACAAAGCTCGAATGGTGGTGGATCAGGTGGCACGATCCTGACATCCAACACCACTGGCAACACCAGTGGCTGGTCGTTTGGTCTGGAATACACCTACAAGATGTGGTTCTGGCCAGCCGGGGGCGCTGATCAGCGCAGCACCAGTCTGGTCAGCCTGAATACCTGGAACCATGTCGCGGTCACCGTGGGAAGCGGCTCGGTCAGTTTTTATCTGAACGGCGTGTTCAGCAACACCACGACGATGACCGCGCCCCAAGTCCCGACCTTCCTTGAGATCGGTACCGTAAGCTGGATCACCGGCTACATGGAAGGCCAGATGGCGCATTTGCGTTTGCATAACCGAGCGCTGACCTGGGCGGAAATCCAACGACTTTATTTCCTCGAAGGTTGAATTATAGCACGCCTTAATCAGTCCATAAATAGACTGTATTTAAAGAGGATAACAATATGTCAGCAACTGAACGCCAAACCGATCTATTCGCTGGCGAGTTATGGACGGTTCTGTATCAGGCGTTCCCCAGCATAAATTTCAACGCGAGCGATCCGGTATCGATAAATCAGGCTCTGCAAAATTATCTGCAAATAAATTATCCAGAGAACTTTAACGATTGGATTATTAGTTCTGAATTCGTCGCCATCATCGATCTGTTGTCGTGGCTGGCCGGAACGCTGGCGTTCAAAACCGACATCGCCGCGCGAGAGAATTTTCTCGACACTGCGGAAGCCAAGGAAAGTGTCCTGCGGCTCGCTCGCTTCCTGTCCTACAATCCCAGCCGCTGCCAGACTGCCTCTGGCATCCTCAAGATCACCGCCGTCAGCACCAACAATGATGTCTACGACAGTTTTGGCAATGACCTCATCAATACCACGATCAACTGGAATGATCCCAACAACGCCAACTGGTTTGAACAATTCACTTACGTGATGAACGACGCCTTCGTCACCACCAATCCGTTCGGCGTGCCGTTGAGTCAGGGCACCGTCTCCAGCATCGCCACCCAACTGTATCGCGTCAACGGTCTGACCAGCAATGATACTCTGGGATTTTCCTCGACCGTCAGTGGCGTCGCCATGGACTTCGAGGTCTGTGACGGTGATTTCCTCAGTGGGGGAACTCTGTTCGAACGTGATCCAAATCCAAACGTCAACGCGTTTCAGTTATATTATCTCAACGACAACAACGGATATTCGAGCAGCAGAACGGGTTTCTTCCTGCTGTTCAAACAAGGCTCGACACAAAGTCAGACCTTCAATATCTCGATTCCGATTGAAAATCAGTTGCTCAGCATCGCCGTGCAGAACATCAATCAGACCGATGTCTGGGTGGACACCGTGGATGACAGTGGCAACGTGCTGATCGACTGGACCATGGTTCCGGCGATCTTCAATTCGAACGTGACCTACAACAGCATTCCGATCAATCAACGAAATATCTTCTCGGTGATCACCGGCACCAATGATCAGATCACCGTCCGGTTCTCCGATGGCCGGTTCGGCAACGCGCCGTCCGGCAATGTCAAGGTCGCCTACCGAGTATCGAATGGCCTATCCTATCAGATCAAGGCTCAGGAAATCAACAACGTACAATTACCGGTGCAGTACATCAACAGTGTCACGGGCGCGACCCAGACCTTGACCATCACCTTCGGCTTGTTCGAGGCGGTGTCGAATTCGGCGGCGTCCGAGACCATTGAATCGATCAGACAACGGGCTCCAAGGGTTTACGGCACGCAGGGTCGCATGGTGTCCGGCGAGGATTACAACGCCTTCCCGCTGTCCACCAATCTGGCGGTCAAGATCAACGCCGTGAACCGGGTCTATTCCGGCCAGTCGCGCTACATCGATCTGCATGACCCGACCGGCACCTATCAGGATTTGTCGATCTTCGCGGAAGATGGCATTCTGTTTCGCGAGGCGCGGGACAGTTATTTTGAAATCCCCAGCAGTCTCAATCAGACGAATTCCCAGATCATCTCCGGCTACATTCAACCGGTCATCACGCAGTATACCATCTCCAATGTGATCCGCGACGTTTTGTTGCAGAACACCAACTATGTGACAAGTACGTTTCCAACCCTTCAATGGTCGGGCGGCATGATCGATGTGTCCCCGCAAGGACTGATCTGGACCACGTCGAACGCCAATCTGTTTCAGACCACCGGTTGGTTCTCGCAGACGCAGAATCTCATCCAACCCGGCAGCATCGTGCAATTCAACATCGCTGGCGTGCCGACCTGGGTGGCCGTCATCGACATCCAGCCGCCGATCAACACGGTGCCGCTCACCGACGCGGCGGGACCGGTCACCCTCGGCCAGGAGGTTCCCAGTGGTTCGTTGGTGCTGGCCATTCTGCCATCCGCCACGGTGCAACCATCCGCCGTGCTCACCACCGTGCTGACGCAAATGAACCTGAAGTTATCATATTCATTGTGGTATGATTACTCGAATGGCAACTCGACGAACGGCCCGGTATGGGTGATGAATGCTCCGGCCAGTGACTTTGGCACGCCGGAGCCCGCCTTGGTCGGCACGCAACTGCAAATCATGAACGTGAATTACATTGGCGGCATCTGGCGCATCACCGCGCAGGGCCTGAATTACGTGTTCGAGAGCGTTTCTGATGTGGAATGGTTCTTCAATGGCAATACGGCACTGGCTGCGGCCACCGGAGAAGCCGATCTCGATCTCATCCGGGTGATGCGGATCAATCGCAATTTGAATGACGTTCGGGGCTACGCGTTCAGCAAGGACTACTATTTCACGCAGGATCGGATGTGGTCCTACCCGGATGGCACCGAGGAAGCACGCCGTTGCGTCGTGCTGTTGAATGACAGCACCGGAGACGGCTATCCGGACGCGCCCGACACCTTGTACGCCGTCATGTCGAGCATCGAACAGAACAATTATCTGTTCTGGTCGAACGCGGCGAATCCACCCTATGATCTGCCGCTCTACACCGTGGTCATTTACGACACCAACACCTTGTTGCAGGCGGACAGCACTCAGGTGATTGGCACCGTTGGCTTTCAGGTGACCTCCACCGAGACCTTTCTGAGCGATGAAACATTTTGGGTCTACAATGGCACGATATGGCAACAGGATTTGAACGCGGTCTACCGCATGGAGCGTGGTCGAGGCCCCAATGTCGGTGCGTCCTGGGTGACCAGAGACGGCGTATTGGTGCCAAGCGGTGACGAACTTGTTTTCCAATGGAAACATTACGCCGAATCCGATCATCGCATCGATCCGTGTACCACCAACATCATTGATATTTTCGTACTGACCTATTCCTATGATAGCGCGATCCGGCAATGGATCACCGCTGGCGCGGTGGTCGCCAACATGCCGACAGCGCCATCGGAGCTTGATCTGAGCATCGCGTTTTCGGCGCTCAGCCAGTATCAGATGTTCTCGGACACCATCATCTGGCGACCTGTTAGTTATAAACTCTTGTTCGGCAACGGGGCTGATCCGGAACTGATGGCGCAATTCAAGGTCGTTCGTCTGGTCAACGCCACGATTTCAGATGGCCAGATTCAGAGCGGCGTGATCACCGCCATCAATACGTTTTTCGCGGTCTCCAACTGGGATTTTGGCGAGACCTTCTATTACACCGAACTCGCGGCCTATATTCATCAGCAGATGGTTGGCATGATCAGTTCGGTGGTGTTGGTGCCCTTGGCGGCGGACTCGGCGTTCGGCAATAACTTCGAGACTTCCTGTGATCCGGATGAGATTTTCATTTCGACGGCGACGGTTTCCAATGTGACGATCATCACCTCGAACACGGCGACCAATCTGCGGATCAACGCCTCGCCTTTGGGTTCCTGACTTTTATCTTTTGAATTGACAGGATGGAGGCGGGATTCCAGATGCATCCGCTGGCGCAGTCCCATGTGAAGTGCCAGGTGAGCAGATTGATCGGACTATCGGTGTATTTTTCCCATGGCGTGATGATCAAACCATCATAGCGTTTGGCTACGTCAACCCATGGAAATGGGTGGAACGCCACGTCTTGCAGATTGTCTAGCGTGGTTCCCAGAAATTCGCATACGAATGTCTCGATTTCTTTCACGGTACGCATGATCAACACATTGTGACTACGAAACAGACGAATCTCGTAGGCGTGCTTGAATGAGAAATTGGACATCCATCGCAGACTGGTCCCCTTCACATAGTCGGGCCAGGTCATGTCCATACTGTCATCGGATACCCACAATCCCCTTGGCTTGTGTTGCCATGGCTGTTGCTCGATCTCGATGATGGGAGGCAGTGGATCGCCCGTGTAGTGGACCAGTTTCATAGAACGCGGTGGTTCCAATCCTCGGAGGTCATGCTCGGAAGACCAAGAAATCCTTTCACCCCAATGCCTTCGACGAACTTTCCATCGCGAATCAGACGGGCGATCCGCGCGTGATCGGTCATGGCGTCGGCTTCCGAGGTATGCGGGGCATGATAGCGACCCTCGGTGCCGATCTCTCGAAACACCATGACTTCGTAAGGCCATGGGGACGTGTCGGCGAAATCGGAATCCTTGATCAGGCTACCAAGCGGTTGATAATCACTGCCGCCACCGGAGAGGGTGCGGATGGTGCTGATGTTCCAGGTGCCTTGCGGGCCGGTCACGGTCTCATATTTTAGTTGATCACTCATGTTCACATTCTCCGTGAGCGGCAGACTATCTTATCTGTTGGTCGGCATCAACGCGACAGGGCTTCCGCCGCGTTTTTCATCAGCATCCCACGACCGCCCAAGGTCGCCATGATGGCCTGGTCATGGCTGTCATCATCGAAATCGAGCGTCATCCTCGCCCAGTCCATGAAATCATCGATCTTGCCATTGGCGGCGTCCTGCAACACGCGCCGGTCGTCCGGACTGCGCGACAGCAAGAGGAACACGGACTTGAGATCATACGCCTGTTGCTTATTGAGAACGTCCTGGGCGGGTGCCTCAGGCTCGTCATCCGGTATCTCGAAGATCGCGTAGTCTTCGGGCGTCAGGCTCCTGGCGTAGGCCACCAGCTTGTTCACGGCAGTGCCTTCGATGTCATCGTGCTCGCCGATCATGACCAGGCGGATTTCGTTGGTGATTCCGTAAATGACGATTGCTTTGCCATGGATCAGATGGACCCTGCGCAGGTTCAGGCGGCTGTCGCGCCAGATATTTCCGGCCAGCTTGGCGTCCTTGTTGCCGTACGGTTCTTCCACACGGGCGGTCTCACGGAACAACAAGAAATCCTTCAGGTTATTCTTGAAGGACGTGTACTTTTTGGCGAATTTGGGATATTCTTTGAAAAAGCGTTGGGTGGCGACGACAAGGCGTTTCTGTCCGTCTTCCTCGAATAATTCACTCAGGTTCATCGGGCAGGGAATCCAACTTGCGCATGAAGGATTCCACGGTGAACTTTTGCTCAGTACCCTCGGTGAGGGTCTCCTGCGCCGCCTCGCGAGCGAGCTTCTGTTCATTGACCTTGCGGCGAATGTCCATGAAGCGTGCGACGGTGAATCTCCTAAGTGCCATGTGAAATGCCTTTCTGATATTTAGTTGCTTCGTGCAGCTTGATCGCCATTTTGAGGGTGACTGGAATCTCGGCCTTCATGTTTCCGTGGAACGCCCGGATCGCTGTGCCGAGGTCGTCCAGCTTATTCCTGAAATGCGCCCGCAGCAGCCAGACATTCTCCCTGCCGTCGATGGTCGACGTTTCCTGTGGGTCGGTCAGACCGAGACGCTTGGCGAGCGTGAATTGAACCTCCGGGGCCAGTCGTCTGAATTGCGCGCCGAGGGCGGCGTGATTACTCATTCGGTTTTCGGCTTGACGAGAACGCGGATCGGCGAACCAAACTCGATGCCTCGATACGCGTCCCACAGGTCGTACTGACGTTGCAGATTGAGCCAGAATTCCGCCGATGAACTCAATGCCTTGGCGAGACGCAACGCCATGTCCGTGGTGATGTTGCGCTTGGCATTGACGATCTGATTGACCGAATAGCGCGACACGTTGAGGGCGTCGGCCAGCGTCTCCTGCGTGATATCGTTATCCGTCAGCGCCTTCCGCAGCACCTCGCCGGGATGGATTGGTGGGGGCGCGATCTTATTCATATCACCGGCCCATCAGTGAATCCCTCGGCCTGTCCATTGACCGTGACCATGTGGGTATCCCAGCCGATCCGGTCATCGCGACCATAGGGCTCGACCTTGACCGTCTCCGGCGTCACCGTGCCGTCCAGCGTCGGCCAGTGCGACCGGCTCTCGCGGATGACTTCCAGCAGATGGGCGAAATCACGGACTTCTTTGACCGTGGCCATGGAGTCCGCGAGCGTGCCCTTATGTTCGCGATACAGCATCATTTCCTCTTGGCATCGACGATGGCTTGCTCATACATTCCCTGTTTCATGATGGCGGGCATGTTCGCCTTCACGTCCTCGGGGATTTCCAACGCGTCTCGCGGAACACCGGCTTGGACGGCTTCCCAGTACCATTCCGCGTATTTTTTCGTGGTGAGGTCCCATGCTTCCTAGCGCACCTTGGCACCGAACCGGTGACCGCCCAGATGCGCATCAGCGGCAGCGGCGAGCAGGCCAGCCAAGAGAGACAGGACGGCGTATTCCTCGGTCATCTCTCGGTCTTCTGGCATTGCGTGTCGTTACTCCCCTGATTTGGCGTGGTGATCGAGCCGCATAGTCGTCCACATTTCCGCGAAGAATGCCTCCATCTGTCGAACGCTTTCCCCATGCGACACCATCTCGACGTTGAACGTCAAGTCGCCGCGTTTCAACTGAACCAATGGCGCGAACAAATCCAGCGTCCCATATTCGCCATGCAGCGGTCGAGGCGGAATGACCGAGTGCGTGATGGTGATGAAGTAGCGGATTCCGTCATCATCGGCGAGTCGCTTCTGATAGGACCCACGATACCAATCGCCCATCCGGCTCGCCGCGTGCGGATCGCTAATTTGCTTATAACGGGCGGCGAGCAGCGTTTCAACGCTCATCGGTTCCGGCTTCGCGGCCACCTCATATTCCGCGAGGACTTTCTCCGCGCAATGATCCTCCCAAGTCTTGACATCGAACGCAGTCATGCTCGCCAACGCGTCGTCTTGCAGAACGACCGTCTTGGCGAACCGCTCATTCAGGATCGCGAGGTCACGAACGCTGTAGCCCTCGGTATTGTCCTTGGTGAAGCGTGTCATCAACCCTCCTTGAAATTCTTCCGCCAGTCCTGGCTGACCCACTCCATCCGGTTGAGCCACCCGGTCTCCACTTCGATGTCCCGGTAGCGGCACTCGGTGACGGGACCGTGCTTGGAGAAGGTGGCGACGATGCTGTCCAGATATTCCTCGCGGATCGCTTCCATTCCGGTGATGGTAAAGTGATACATCATCGTCGAGCCGCCGTGCATGTTCGGCAAATAGTATTTCTCGCCCCACGCCATCTTCAGGCCCAGACTTGGCGCGTGCAATCCGCCGATGACCCGCTGAAGCTCATCATTGCCATTGAGATCGAACGGCAGGCTGCCTTTGACGAAAACTTCCTTCACATTGCTCATGCGCCAGCCCTCAGACGCCGCATAGTCGTCCGCGCTCTCTTGCTGGCTTTCGACGGCAGCTTGAGCCAAGAATTGTGCGTCGCGTTTCCCGAATACAGGAACCATCCACGTCCGGACGGAACGTCGGCGACTGGCAGCCACGCGGCCAACAGGCCAGGGAAGCGAACGGATTTCATAACCATGTCCTTACGCGATTGCATGACACAGGAATACCATGGAATCGGGTTTTGTCAAGATTCTCAGGGAGAGAAATGTTTGAATAGATGGATGGCCGATAAATAAGCCAATGAATGAACCGAGGTCGTCCAATGGACTTTAAACAGTATATCACGGAATCGCAAAAGCAGTATCATCTTCGTCTTAAAACCATTGTTCCATTGGACGATGAGGCGATGGACAAGATCGAAATGATGGTCGCCAAATATCAGCCCATCACGATCTCCCGGCCAAAGAAGACGATGATGCAACGCCAGCCGCTGGATTTCCCCAACGTGGATCATGCCGAGGTCTACATCCTCGACATGACCTTCGCGCTACCCATCGCGCCACATATCCTGCGCGCCGACATGCGCAAGGTGCTCGACGCCCCGGAGAATTACGTGTTCGTCCGTACCCGCAGTGAGCCAGGTGAAATCCAGACCCAAATCCTCAACGCCATCAGCGACATCACCGCCGAAGCCGAGACCAAGGGCTTCACTGTCGTGGCCATGCTCGATGACCCTGACTACAATGAAGGTCTGACGTTTCCCAATATGTATGGCACGGACTACAATGAATCCCTGTTGGGATATCTTGGTCAGGTCGAGCAGGATCGCAAGGACGCCATCGCGCGCATTCCGACGAGTTATTTCAACTGGCTCGATCTGCCGGATCGCAAGGATCAGGAGCCGGTGCAAGATGACGCGAATTATAATGCCGACATCGAGGGCGCTCCCTACAATGGGAAGTCATCGCCCAAGAAACTGGAAGTTGACTTCAGTATATTTGGCAATTTCGATCCGGAGAGCGGAGAAATTCGTCGGACGTACAAGGACAAAAGTGGTAAGAAGGTCGTATTGACCCGCAAGTTGAAGGACGCAGAATAATGTCAGAAGCCAAGATTTTACAGTTTCCAAAAACCATGAGAACGTACATGACGCTCCTGGAACAAGCCGACGCCGATGACATGTATGGTGATTCCCGGATGACGAGCATTGGTCCGAAGCATGGCGAGGCGTTCACCGATCATGGCAGGGCGGATACCAAATCGCGTCCCAACGATCCGCGTTTCGCCGACAATCCGATGACGATTGATGAATTCGCCGAATCAGAAATCGCCCCGGAATTGGATCGCATTCATCAAGCATTGAACAAGGCGGGCTATTCCGATCTCGAAATCCGCCAGGGCGTGGAACTGACGCATGAGGGCAAGACGAAGATCGCCGCCGCTCTCGGCATCTCCACCGAGGAAGTCGATCTTTACGTCAATTCCCTGATCCAGAATCTCGAAGACGAGAGCAACACCGACACCGACGCGTTGTTGAGTGATTACTACGGTGGCATGTCGGAAGGCGCGGATGCGCCGATCTGGGCGGGACCGATCCGGCCAATCGTCAGCCCAATCGTTGAAAAGAAAAACTGGGCGTTCGATGATGATGACGAGCAAGAGGACAAGAAATCCGCCAAGGCGCGCGATAAGCAAAAGAAAGATGCCCGTCGCGAGAAGGATTCAAAAAAAAAATCAGTGACTGAGAGATTCTCCGCCGAGCCCGACAGTCTTGGCAATGTCACGATCAGGGATCAACAGACCGGCAAGGAAAAATTCATTCAGGGGTCTCAGGCATCCGAAATTCTCGACAAACTCGATGGTGGTGATCCGGATCAGGTGTTGGCTCCGCTGATGGAATACGCCAACCTGAATGCCGAGGACGATGAACCCGATTCATCTGGTTTCGCCGATGAGATAAACGCCGAGGCCGGTTCGTACAATTTCCCGTGGGACTACGCGACGAAGCATGGCACCGGAACCGTGTTTTATTCGCTGAAGAACAAGCGTCCCGATTTCAAGATGGTCAGTGTCAGGACCGATGCCGGTGATGACATTCTCGACACGCTTGACAGTGGAGAATATAAGAATATTCTCGGTCAGGCGAAAAAGTTCATCGAGCAAGCCTGATGGAAATTAGTGAGTTGTTTGAGAGCGACGAGGAGCACTTTGCAGCATTATCTCGTACGGGGTTCTTTGGAAAACGAGGCGCTGGTTGCATCATTTTCGCTGAGGACACCAAACGATTTCTGCTCGCGCATCGATCAGAAGCCGTGGAGCAATCTGGCACCTGGGGAACCTTTGGTGGCGCGATAGATGCCAAAGAAAATCCCCAGGAGGCGGCGAAGCGCGAGGTTCATGAAGAAGCCGGTTACGCCGGTCCATTGAGACTTGTACCGTTATTCGTCTTCAAATCCAATACATTCAGATATTTCAACTTTCTGGCTATCGTCCAGACGGAATTCACGCCACGTCTGAACTGGGAATCCCAGGGCTTCGAATGGTGTGAGTTCGGCAAATGGCCTTCACCATTGCACTTTGGGGTAAAATCTGTGCTGAGTGATCCTGTCAGTGTACGCACGATGACGGAACTTTCACGACCGGAGTGAAATCATGTCCGAGCCACCGACCAATATTTTACGCGCGGCCCGTTTCGCGGATATCGAGCACAGATTGCTCGAACTTGGTATCATGCCATCCCATCTGGTTGAGTACGTTCGGTTGGCGGAATACACGAAGCTGGCTGGCGACGATTCAAACGCGTCCGTGCTCATCGCAGATCGCCGCATGCGCGTTGCCCAGGCCGTGCTGAACGGAGAGATCGATGAATGCCTGCCGATGATGATCAGGTTCCTCGATATCAACCTCCTCTATCCCGATGATAGCAAGGCATGAACCCGCTCAAGGGCACCGTTGAATCCCATTTCGCTCAGATCGAGCAGGCCGCTTTGGCGTGCATGGCGAAGGTTTCATTCACGCCCGCCGAGCTTCTCGGTCTGATCGGCATGGCGCTGGTCGCCGGGATCGTGATCGGTGCTTTTGGAGCGATGCTATGGGGACGGCGTCAGTCGAGAAATTGACAATTCATGCGTCGCGGATGCCAAAAAATCTCCAAGGTTTCGGTTCATCCTTGCCGACGAAGCATGCGACGGCTCCTTCGTAATGCCGTCCCTTGGTATCATACGCCTTATTGCAAATTCGAAACGATGGATAGACGGATTTGTACCATGCGATGACTTCAGCCTGTGAATAACGCATGCCGTAAACTTCATATCCACGATCCGAGACGTTCGTGAAAAACTCTTCACCTTCTCGTAAATCCGGATGGGGAACCTTGTCTTCCTCTGGTTCCAACCTGAAAAGTTTCTCCATTCGATCTGTGTGAAAGACGTGAATGCGTGAAAAAAAGGACGCCACCGTGTGGTGCCCCTCAAGAGCCTCGCTATGCTGGTCTGGATCAAAAGGATCAAAAGCGTCTGTCATCAGATGACGCCCGCGCCATAAAGCCATGCGATACCGAACGCCGACCCGAACACGATCACGATGGTCCATTCCCTTCGTCCAAATCGCATCATGGTTCTCCTTGTGGCGACGGCCAGAGTGGGTGCTCTGGCACGGCCCGACCCACGAGCCTCGCCGCCACACTCTCAGATATCATCGTTCCGATTTTTGTCAAGTTCTGGGCGGTTTAATCGCTCAACAATGGCAACAACGCCGACACGATGCTGACATAGAGCCGGTCCTTGGTCTTTTCCAACAGTGGCAATTCGGCGAATGGAATCATGGCCGGATGAGTTTTCAAGAGCGAATCCTTGGCACTGCCGTATCGCCATCCGGCCCGATGCATGGTCAGCATCCAATCGGTGTGGATTTCCTCATCGGTTCGTTTTGGATTGGCGATGTGCAACCGGACGCCTTCCTCGAACAGCAGCCGGTCATCGGCGGACACGTCCTCCCACGGTCGCGCGATGGAGCCGGTGAGGAGATCGAGCCGCATATTGGCCTCGTAGGCGATCCTGGTGATGTCTTCGGTGCTCAGTCGCGCCGTGGTGGCCTCGCCACGCAAGGCGTCCATCATCGCTTCTGGGGTGATCCCAAGGCAGGGGAACCGCATCTCGAAGCGAATGACATCGGCGGGACGTTTCAACAGGATGCCGAAATGACTGCCATCCTCCGGGACCGGCAACTGTGGTCGGTCGGTATGCACGTTGCCATTGCCGACCCACGACCATTTGCCAATCGTGATCCGTTCATTGTACAGCCATTCGACGATCTCGGTCTCGAATTCCAGTGCCGATGCCCACGGTTGTTTACCAGGCGTCATGTCGGCGCGCAGCGCGTACCAGCCATCGCGGAAGCCGAGAAATTCAAACTGGAACGCGGGTTTCTCCTCGACGATGACGGTTGCTCTGACCCGTCTGCGCGTGACGGTTCTTGGAGCTTTCCTCGCCGCTTTCTTTCGCGACGCTCGTTTGACCGGAGGTCTCATCCAGCGACTCGTTTGAGATTGGCTCGCGCCGAATCCTCGAAGATTCTGTGCAGCGCCGGATGCCGATAGATCACCGGGCTCTGGTCCAACTTGGCAAGGAACGCCTTACGACCCGTGTCCCATTCTTCATGGGTCAGATGCGAATATTCGGCGCGCAGCATGTAGCCGCCCTGGTCGAACAGATAGTCTGGCGCGGCCAGCGGGATCAGATCGAGGCCGAGAAACCAGTGCATGAGAATTTCGTTCGGCAGCAGCATGCGCGGATCAGCGCCGAGATGATCTGCGGTCGCCGTGATGAAACTACCGACATGCGCGATGTGGTTCGCATTCAGTCCATGCACGAGCAAGTCAGACTGTAGGTCACCAGAATATCGCTCGACATGCAGGTACCACCACTCAGCCGATTGCTGTTCGCTCCAACCATGCGATAGCTGCGATTGCGTGGGGTCGTAAATCACGTCATGGCAGGCAATCGCGTTCGCCATCATCTTATGAACATGCAACGCATCCCAGCCCATCGAGCCATCAGGGTCTTTCAGAAGATCATCTTTGAGCGCGACATGGCAATGCCACAGAAACGCGAGGTGGTTGATGCCATGATACGTGCGATTGTTCATGTAATGATCGCGAAGCTCGATTTTTGATTCCGACGACAGTTGAGTGAATGACATGAGTTCATCGAAATACCTGAACGCGTCACCGGGTTGTGAGCAAAAATTGACGTATGTTTCTGGGTCTTCCATGGAAATGTTCTCCTACGGAACATACTATACCAAAACTGATAGTAGTCAAGCCATTCGGGCGTCAGGTGTCTTCTAAGGAACCACGAGCCAGCCATGCCGAGATAACAAATCATAAATAGATTAGAAAATATATTTCTAATCGGAGAATTTATGATTTGTTCATCATGTGAAAAAGACCTAAACGAAACTGAGTTCTACATAAAAAAGGAAAAAGGAAAGGAAAAAATTGGACACCAAAGCTATTGTAAAAAATGCTTTAATAAATTCTGTGTAGAGAGATGGGTAAAAAGAAAAAAGGATGCCATTGAGTATAAAGGCGGAAAGTGCGAATTATGCGGGTACAAAAAGTACTATGGTGCATTGGTTTTTCACCATGTTGATCCGATGCAAAAAGATTTTGAATGGACTCATCTTCGGAAAAAAAGCTGGGATAAAATAAAAGCAGAATTGGATAAATGTATGATGCTATGTTCCAATTGTCACTCAGAAATACACGCCAAGGACGCGACAGGTTTCGACATCGAGGCGGGTATGGCGTTGCCGACAGGTCTCGAACCTGCATAAAAAGCCGGATTAGAACTCCGGTGCCTCTCCAATTAGGCTACGGCAACACAACTTCAACCTACGTCATTTCACAAGAACTGTCAACATCCGAGAGGCTAAATAAACGGGTAAATTTTCGCCAACTTCTGTATAGTGATCAAAACATAGTGAGAAGTTCATATGATCGAGAACGAAGAAAAAATCGTCCTGAGATACTCGCCTGAACTCGAACACGACCTGATAACCAAATATGGTTGGCATGACATCAGGCAAGGCTACTTCAACAGCAATAACCGAATTCGCGAGATCACCCATCAGTCTGGTCGTATGAACCATGTTTTCTCATTCAAGCAGCGGCTGCCAAACGGGCATAACATCGAGATCGAATCAGATGAGATCACCAAACAGGACTTTGACCATATCTGGCAGTTTACCGAGAACCGGCTGATCAAGCGGCGGGTCACATGCTTCATCACCATCGACGATCCGAAAAATCATGAGGGACATTCGGCGATCCGGTGGGACATTGACTTTCCACAATGGGAGAGCGGCGTAAAGCATTTCGGCATGGCGGAGGTGGAAATGCCGGTCTACATGGAGAAGCCGCCATTCATTCTCGCGGATATCGCGCCTCACGTAGTCTATGAAGTGCCGCGATCCGACAACCGATTCTCAGCCAAGAAGCTCAGTGACGAAAAACATGCCAGGAAAATGGCGAAAGAGCTTAGCTTATGATGGCCCTTCCTCATCGTCATATTCTTCATCCGCCGAATAATGTTCTTCTTCTTCGAGATCGGCTTCGGTCAGGGTGCGCACGTAGCGAAAATCCTGCCCGAGCGTTAGATGAGTTCGAGTCGTCAGCAATACATGGCTGTCGGCGCTCACCGCGTCTCGATCCATGATCTGATTGTCCTCCACCAGCACATCGGTATCGAGGCAGTTTATCTCGATGACATAGGCCAGTGCCGCACGGCCATAATCATGCACCAGTTGGGTGAACCAGAACTCCACGTCTCCGGTCACATGCAGGCCATAGACGCCAACGACATTTGGGCCGAGGCCGACCTGATCGAGTTCGCCGGTCTCGATCACGTTTTCTTTCTCCCAGACCACCCGTTCACAGGTGCCCAGATCGGTATAAATGTCGGTTGCTCGATCATCCGCCACGTCGATGGGCAGAATGGGTCGTTCGCTCTCACATAAGCGCATCCAACGTCGGAGTTCATGCATCCATTATTTACTTTTTCATGGAACTATCGCGAAAAAATCCCTGATTGACCTGAAATTATCAGTGGATTAGACTGATCGTCTGAACTCAGGAGGACGGTGTCATGAAAGTCCTAGAAACAGGTGACGGCGACGTGAGTGATAAGGCGATACCGAAAACCACCCCACGATATTTTGTTCCGCTAACCTCTGCTGGCACCATTTTTTCTTCCTCCATCGTTGACGACAACGATTACCCCAATCCAAGCGTTCCAGGCGGTCTCAGAACTTTCCTGCTTGGCGATGTGCCCGATGATCCCGCCACCTAAGCTGCGGGTCCCCTACGAGGATGGCAGTGGGTATCTTGAGATCAATCCATTCGACATCGATTATAGCGAGCAGATATTCACGCACATCAACCACGATGATGGCGTGCAACGTCATTACTACATCAACAAGTTGTATGAGATGGCCGTCGCTGATCCGGTGGGGTTCCCGCTGCAAAACATAGAACTGGAGGCGTCGGTCGCCTCTCACATTTCGCGCACCAAGGGTATCGACAGAAAACATGTCAAGAACATGTCGCCAAAACGAGCCATGGAACCTGGTCTGATATTGCTGTTTGATGAACAGTTGCTCACCGTCATCGACGGCAACCATCGCTATCTGAAACGACTGAGCATGGGACGCACCCACATGCGTTTCTACGTGTTCACCGAGGCGGAAGCCAGACCGGCGAAACTGATCCTGCCGGATGCGTTTGGAAGACATATAGTCAAATAAATTTGGCGCAACCGGTGGGACTCGAACCCACAACGGCCTTTCGGCACCCTCCAGCTTCGGAGGCTGGCGCTCTGTCCATTTGAGCTACGGCTACGTCATCAAACCTCTGGCGATGGCGGCATGTCTGGCGATGGTCAGTTCAAGATCACCTTCGTGGCTCAGCGGCATTCCACTTTTATAGGCGTCCGGACGGTCACTCCATCGTGCGAGAACGGTGGAACCAACGCCACCTCGCGGACAGTAGTAGAGGTCAAAATTGTCGTGGTGACCGAGGAACACGCATTGTGGGCAATCGTTGGCGTACCGTGGTGAAATCATCACCTTCTCCATGGCGACTTTCATATCATTCAAGACCGCCCGCATGTCATCGTCAAGTTTCTGCCGGTCGGATCGCGGATCGAGAGGCGGACTGACCGGAAACCAGTTGAACGCCTGCGCCGCGCCTCTGAGGAAATCTCGCCATTTGGTCATTGGTTGGTGCCAGTTGCAGGGATCGAACCCACGACATCCCCATTACGGGTGGGGTGCTCTACCAACTGAGCTAAACTGGCCATGAACCCAAAATTGTTCGATGATTTAAGTTGAAAAGGGATGGATACGATTTGGGGTCCTCGGAGAGATTTGAACTCCCAGCCTTGGCGTCCGTAGCGCCACGCTCTGTCCAGTTGAGCTACGAGGACATGCCAGAAACGGCGATTCCTCACAGATGAGAATGCCCCTTAAAGCGTGATTCTCCTCGACCGTCGTCGGATGACGACAGGAACGATGGGACCAAATGAGGAAGCAGACATAGACATGATCGTATTTATAAGACAAGGGCCGGAGAGTGTCAAGCATCAAACGAAAAAATCCTCCAGGGCGAGGCCAGCCGCCTTGAGCAGTCCTGACCTGGCCATCTCCTGATTGGGAAAGTGTCCGACCATCTCGCCGGTCGGGATGGTCTGGATGAAGGCGGCACAGGTATCTTGGCCTTCCTCGAACGGGTAAAGCGGAACGATTTTCCCAATGTAGATTTTGTTGAGATAGAGCGAGTTCGCTTTCCAAACATAATGCATCATGAATTTTTCCTCCGATTTGAAGTTTACATTGCTTAAAAGCGTGGTTCAAGGCTATATAGAGGCATGACGTAACTTCTCCACTTAGCACAAATCCAATCACGGATTTGGCACTCGCCTGAACATCAGGCGGGAATAGTGGAGTCTTAACATCATGCAATCAGATTATCGCTCGATCAAAGAGCATCTCGCCAAGCGCCTGTTCACCAACAAGAAGCCATACCGTACCGCCGCCCAGAAGGCGGAGGCGCGGTGTCTGGCGCGTGTGGTGGATGGTCACTGGGTGTCGTCCGCTGCGGTTTCCTTTCATAACGAAAGGAGACCGCGCGATTGAGGTCAATTGCCGCCGAAGGCACCGATATTCCAGCCGCTGCCGGTTGAGTTCGGTTCGCTGGTACCATAGAAATCGAGCACGGGGTTGATGGTCGTCACGCTGAGCGAGGAAGGCGCAACGCCGACACCGAGCAATGGCGATCCACCTCCCAGTGCGTAGCCGGAAGGCAATGTCTGATTACCGGTGGCGTTCCAGGACACCGTGCCAGCGGGCACGGTTCCCACGAAGCCAGGATTGCTTGTCGTGCCTCCAGTTTCTGCTGTTCGGGTTTCCCATTGCGCCAATGAGCCACTGGGCGCGGAAGCCGAGCCACAGTTCGGATCGACTCTGACGGTGGTGCCCCCATTGATCGCGAAATAGCTGTTGTTGCGCCACGTTCCAACCGGAGTCAGCGCCGGGTTACAGGTGACCGCGTAATTTCCCGAGGTGTAGGCGAAGATATTGTCGGCGATGACCGATCCGGCACCGATGCCATTGGAGCCGTTCTGAGTCGCGAGCACGAGCGCGCCACGTCCAGCAAGGCTTGAGTTCTGGTAAATGGTATTGCCATAGGCATAGACGACGCAGGCAGTGCAACCCGTGTTATTGAATGACATTCCACCGAAAAACTCTTGCGGATTATCCTCAACGATGTAGGCGTCATTTTCACTGATGTTGCCGCGATAGGTGTTGTTGGTCCAGTCACTGGTGACGACTCCCATCCAGCCATAAAGTCCTGCTCCGGCGTTGTTATGGGTGTAATTGTACTCCACCACGCTGTTCGTGGTTGATCCATCGAGATCAATTCCGTCGCCGTCACAACCGGTGGTCATGTTGATCGCTGTATTATAAACTTCGTTGCTGGAAATCGTGACATTTGAAACATCCTGGGTTTCTATTCCCGATGTGCCGCCGCATTGCGTGGTCTGATTGTATCCGCTGTCATGCACGATGTTGTTCGTGATCAGTATCGTGCCACTGTGAGAATGGACTATGTTCATGCCTTCACCGCCGAACACATTCAGAAACGATGGCCGACCGCCGAAATTCGAAAGCACGTTGCCAGAGACAATAATGTTTCCGGTTGATCCGTTGATCTGCACACCGTCATCATCTAGCGCCGCTGTCGTCAGTCCATGCAGCACGTTGTCGGCGATGACGACATTGCCGCTCGAATCAGTGCGGGTGGCCGAGGTGATGTCTCCGCCGCCAATCGTCTCACCGTTGGCGACGAAAAATCCACCGATGTCATTCCCGTTCACCGATCCGGTCGACGCACCGGTCACATAGACGCCAGCGGTGGTGCAGTTAGCGCCAGCGCCACTTGGACAGGTGCCTGATATGCCAGAGCGGATGGTGAGATTCTGAACGACGAAACCGTTGACCGAATTCACCAGGACAGTGGAACTGATGTCTCCCCCGGTGTTGGACTGAAGAATCGCGTTGCCTGTGCCATAGGATTGCACGACTATTGGATTGTTTGGCGAGGCACCAGTAACATTCACGGTCGATGGAGTCGGGGAGCAAATCGAACACGAATTGACTGTGCTTAAGACGAGATTTCCGGAGAAAGTCTGCCCACCATTGAAGTTAATGCATTGACCAGCCGTGAAACTGGAGAAACTGCTGACATGCGCGATGGTTTGCCATGCGGTCGCGGGGGACAGTCCGTTCGCTGAATCGGAACCAGAATTTGACACATAGTATTGCGTACCCACGCAAGTGGAGGTTGGCGGGACGCTCATTTGCGCGGCAAAACCCGCTGGCAGTCCGATTTGCGCGCTTGCTCTCTCGACGGGCAGTACCGATAATGATAATGATGCCGTAATCATCACAATCGCGATGACGGCCAATTTCCTAAACATCAGTTCTTAGTCCTGTTTTCTCCTCTATTTATTTTGGAGAAAACTATCGCAGTTTATTTTGCTTACATTTTCCGAAATGAAGCCGAGCCATCATGGCTTTTTGCCCGATCTTACCACAATGCGGGCAAGTCGTTTTTGCAGCAAAAGGATGTGTTCCATTTTCGATGCAGCGACGCTGTATTTCTCCACCCAATAAATGGTGCGTCCCATCTGCTAATCGACGCTGAGTCTGTATCCGTGATATTTGACCCCCTAAGAAATTATGAGTGCCGTTTTCTATCTGTTGTCGAGCGGTTTTTCTTGCTAAATCACTTATAACTTCTGGACTTGATTTCAATCGGAACGTCATTATCAAACAAGCTTTCCAATCATCTTGAGCGTAATGAATATCGTAATGCTCTTGTACGGTGATAGCTTTTAAGTTTGAAGGATCGTGATTTTTGTGATTTCCGTCTACGTGATGAATATCGTAGGATTTTCCATCTGGCTCTCTCGGTATTGGGCCATAATGTTGCTCATATATTTTACGGTATTTTGACATACCGTATTTATCAAAAGGAGAGAGTGGATCACTGTTTCTATAAGCTGGGTTCTGTCCAGAATCTTTCGATTCCTGTACTGTCATTCCTCTTGCCTAAACCGTCGCCGGTCAGGTCTTTGCCCTCAACCCGGAACCATCCCCTGACGATGGGTAGCAAGTTCCCTATTTGAGGTTGCACCCTCTATCCTGTCGCCAGCGTTTCACCCCATCTCCTGTGATCAGGCAGTTGGCCGGATTACCTCTAAGTCTTTCGACCTGGCGTTCTCCAGTTTCCTGTCCATGACATGGCGAATATTATCTCCCGAAGGAGTTTCATCCCTTCCTCAGGCGGGTCTCGTCTCTGTGGCCGTGTCTCACCTCTCGGTGGGCAGGTGTTACCTGCTAAAGTTCGTCAGCGGTGCCCAGACTTTCCTCTCTACCATCATTGCTGATGGCACGAGCGACAATCCAAAACAGTGATCCAAGGAAACACATAGATGATTTTTTCTTTATAGACAAGGAAGAAGCGACATCTTAGATGAACGAACACAAAAGGTGATCCCACGGTGCTTGCCAATGTTCACGTCCACGGCAATTTAACTGAACCAGGTTCCTTCGCTGAAGCCGACAGGCGGATACTGTCCACACCACGCCATCTGCGGGCGTTCCAGAGGGCCTTCGGACGGCTCCCGGTCAACCTGGAAGTTCACTTCGTTCATCTCGATAGGGACCTCTCTCAACCGGGATGGTCATATTACCATGAGGACGGAACAAAACGGCTGAGACACCTGGTGGGTACTGATATCGGGTTTCTGACACCCGAGCACATCACCAGGGTCTATGGCGTCGAGATACGGGAAAGTTCCTCGGCGCTAACGGCTGTCTTCGTCGAGAATTTCGGCGGCAGGCAGCCGCTTCCGTTCACGACATGGATGGTCATGCATCGCCTGGGTCACTTGTTGTTCCAGCGCAATCCGGACCCGAATTTAAATCTGATCTGGGATGATTTCATCAACACCATGAGAGGTATTGGGGGGCTCTATTGGTGCGATGTTCTCAACCATACATCCTTGGAGCTTACCTACTCACCCCGTGAAATCCAGGTCCAGATGTCCGCCATCGACGTTTCACTCGATTGCTACTTTGGCACGTCTCACGCGGCGCGGAATGGAACATGCATCAATGAAACGGAGTGGTTCTTTGATTGTTTCGCGCAACTCTACATGACTGGCGCGATTTCATTCCGACGAGCGCAGCGACAGTTGATCTCATTGCACGGATCGCGACCCAATGTGCTCTTCGTCCTGGCTCCCACCATCGACTCAGCGGTGATCGATGAGAAACTCACCGGTCTGGCCACGCGCCTCAAACAGACGTTCGACGGCCTTCTGACGCGGAACGTAGGCCGGATCGGGGTGCTCTGACTCGATACTATTTGAGCAGTAGGATGATCAAGCTTGTCACGAACACGGCCACCATAAGGATTCTGACCGTTATTACCAGCCTATCGACTGGCCTCGACTGCCTCGACCGGTTGGCACCGTAGGCTCCTGTTTCGTCGTACATCTTCGCTTCCCACACGTCGTTTCACATCGTATACTAACTTATCGTCTAGTGCAAAGTTGTCGAGGGCGTTGGTTTCGGATTATTCGCCGCGTATATGGCGAGACCTTCGTACAATAGTCTGACTTCGGCATCGAGCGGAGTCTGATCCTCCGGCAAGGCAATCGGACGTTCCCTCCCACGAGTGGTGCCGATCACTTCCGCGCCCCAACACCGGCCATTCCACGGCAGCGGCATGTTGGCGAGATAGACCCGCACTTTCTCATCAGAACTGTTGTCGTCCAGCAGCTTACGATTATCGTCTTCAGTGACCGGCACGCACCAGACGCCTTCACTCCTGGGCCAACCTTCGTGACGAACCAGATTGATTTTTTTAACGCCGAATTTCTCCCCCAGGCTCTGCGCCAGAGAAATCCGTTGGTTGGCGAATTCAAGGGCCTCTTCGCTGTCTGCCATCAATCGATTCCCATTTTGGCTGCGCATTCTGGCCCAATGCCTCGGTCGATGCTCTCCGGCACGGTCAACAGCCTGCCGCACTTGCCGCACTTCCCCTCGTGCCGGACTTCAAGATGAACCGTCTCCGGTTTTTTCTTCTGAGTCAACACCTTCTCGCACATGAAATTGAGCGCGAGGATTGGCTTGGAATTGGACAGCAATTTGCTTCCACGGGTGAGCCGAAACTCGCTGTCTTTCAACTCACCGATGTAGATGTAATCCGACGTGTTATCTCGACCATACAAGACCTCAACGAAAATCTGACCCGTTTTTTTCTTCAGACGGGCGCGATAGGTGTAATGTGCTCCGGTCTTGATGGATGACAGCGTGAACGTGGCGTTGCCAGCATTCACGAATCGCTCGATATCCACTGGATCATGCATGATGGACATCAGGCTGTCGCCTTCTGCGTTGTCTTGACTGCCTTGGCTGTCTTGATTCTCACATAGTTGAGAACCGTTTGCGCCTCATTGTTGAATTCGGAATGCTCTTTCACGATACCACTAATCGTCAAGGTGTCACCGACCGGAACGCGAAAGGAAGTAGATTTCACCACGATGGCCGCGCCGTCCGCCGTCCGCATGGTGGTGACGTAAACCGTCTCGCTATTGTCGTGATAGAAGCTCTTGAAAAACGCCTGTTTCACATATGTCGACTCACGTTCCGCAGTCACCACAAGCTCAAGCTTGTCACCAACGTTGCCGATATGACGCGACGCGGCGCGAACCACCGCGCGAGCCTGATCCTTTTCGAACGACGCATAAACCGCCAACTCCTGCGCTGGTGTCCAATGCGCCTTTTTATTCGCGTGACGCAGCATGTCACCCAGGAAACCATCCCGATACGGAACGTCTTCACCGTCAAACGCACGACCAGAGTCGCGGCCCGCGACTTCAAGCCAGGCGAGCACTTCTTTGTGTTCAGCGAGAAACGCGCCGCGCCGCGCGGAAATCTCGGCTTGTGCCGTGGCGTACGCACGGTCGTTCTTGGCTTTCTCGGCGGCTGCCTTCTTGTCGCGTGCCGCATTCAGTTTGGCCAGCTTCTCGCCCGTGTAAATGGGAACCGACTTGGGGGTGCCACGGCAACTGCCTCGGCATTGGAAGCAGATACCGCCTTCAACGTGCCGGTAGCCCTCGATCCATCCCGCTCCACCGCAACGACCACAGACCGGAACGATGATGGTGTGACCGTCCGCCTTGTCGGCACTTGAACCTTTGAAAACCGAGCCGTCGCGAAAGAACATCTCGACCACAATACGTCTCCAACCCGTCTTGATATCCAGAGGTTACCACGGTTTTTCAATCTGTCAAGAAAGTTCGGTGAGAAAAAACCGCCATTTATCCATCTTTCGTCATAACAAAAAGCTGTCGGGAACCGGCACACGCGATGGTCTAAATATCAGTCATAGAAGGACCCTTTATGACTGTGTCATGACCATCATCCGATTTCCTGGTAGTCCCGAAATCTGCGGTACTACCGACCCTGATCCAAATCACCGATTAGCGGTCGGCCAGGTCTCGTTCACATGCACATCCTGCGACAATACCACCAGCGTCGATTTCCATAACATGATCTTTCGCAGTCTTGAGTTCTATTGCGGCACCTGTGGAAATCCTTACAGAATCGTAAATCCGGCCTTCGTCAACATCACCAAATTAAAATAACGTGCTGGACATTATCACGATAGCTTAACTATACTGGCTTTTTGCAGAGAAAGTTCATTATGTTTCAACGTGTAAATGAGTTCCATCGTATTTTCGGTCAGCACATCGCCGATGCCCCCGCCCTTCCCGACATGCGCGAACGCGCGCTACGCATGAGCCTGCTTCTGGAGGAAGTGGATGAGTTCTGTGTCGCGTACTTTGATGATGATCTGGTGGAAATGGCCGATGGCCTGGCTGACATGTGCTACATCATCGCCGGAACCTGTGTCAGCTATGGTATCTGTCCGGAGGGCAGCTTCGAATCGCCCTATGAGGACGTGCTTGGTCAGATGACCATGTTCTACAATCTAAAACTCGATGAGATCGTGCGCGAGGATTTCGCCAAATACGTCTGGGCGGAAACCGACAACGATCTGCCGCGCATCAAGGACACGCTCATGCAACTGATGACTTCGATCTTCGGCATCAGCCTGCATCTCGGCATCCCGTTGAACCAGGTATTCGCCGAAGTGCATCGCAGCAACCTTGCGAAGGCTCCTGATGGTGTCGTACAGTACAGAGAGGACGGCAAAGTTCAAAAACCGAGCGGATGGACGCCGCCTGACATCAAATCCATTCTTGGTGTCGAATAAATACCTCATGTTCTTCGACCCAAAGACCTTCACCAATGACCAGTTGTTTGAAAAACAACTGGAATTGGTGCGCAAGAAAATCATGTCCGCCCGGTTCGGCAACGTCGACACGACCACGCAGATTCAGAACATGATCGACGCGATAGACAATGAACGACGGGAGCGGATGTTCACCGACATCATTGGGTCGTACATGAAATCATCCCCAGCCGTCACCATCGAAACCGATCCTTTCCTGAAGGAACATGATGCCGCTGAAGCAGAAATCGAACTTGAAAAGCACCCCAAGCCGGTGGTGAGCAAACCGGTGAGACGACCAGTGAGAACCTTACGACCTGTGAATTTGAAGGATGGGTGACATGAACGAAGAAAGCGCCTTGGACAGCAGCATTAATGTTGTCATAGACTACAATCAGAGAGTGACGTTGATCCGATTCATGGGCAACCATCTGCTTCCGGCCTACATGTCGATTCGGGCGGAAGTGATTCCATCGGAATACACGAAGGAGGTGGATTTCGATGTCACGTTCGCCAAGATCAAGTTCTGGTTCGATACCATCGTGGCCAGATCAGTCGTGTTCTGCCGCACCAACAAAGCGGCCATCGACATGATCATGAAGGAGAATGAGCAGCCCAATATCGCCAACCACATCATGATCACGCCTTTTGAACCAAACGATGAACATCTGGCGTCGTTGTTCCAGAGCAAAATGACCGCTCTGTCCGGTGGCACGATCAATTTCGGTTGTGTTCGTATCAAAACAGAATCAAATGGTCTCGTGTTCACCTATGTCGGCGACTGGGAAGAAGATTTGCCGAAGATGGAAGAATGGTTCAATACCAAGCCGTACTATTTCGACACCCCGTGGTGGACCCGCGATGACGTGTCGACCTTGGACATGACGGTTGGCGAGATCGACCCAACGGTCACTCCGGCCTGGGCGTTCAATCTGAATTTCATCGAGGAATCGATCAGACCGAAACGGGATGACAAGGAAGATGAGGAGAGCGTTGTGATAAAAGGCACCTTTCAGCCCAAGATTATCGATGGTGGCCAGGACGAGTGAATCGTCAGGTCGACGAATGGGGCAGGGTATTGTTCAATGGCGAGGACGCGATTGAATTGCTGTTCCAGGGCCATGACATAACCGAACTTTTCGTTCTGTCATCGCCGGAAATCATCGAGTATAACGCCGCCTGCGTCATTCACGACAAGCTCGACCATGTGATTGAACCGGTGACCGAGCCATCCCTCACGCCGCGCGAGGACGCCAGCCAACGCCAGGAGACCTGGTGGATGCCGGAAGCATACAAGGAACTCGACGTTCGGGGCAGGCTTCTGCGGCTGTGTCGGAACCAGCAAGACGAAGATCGCGTGACCATGGAGATGGCAATGTTCGAATCGCGCGGGCTGCTGATGGTGTTGCGCCTGATGTGTTTCCTGGTGGATCACTGGCGCGAGACTGGTATAGTTTGGGGCGTGGGTCGTGGTAGTTCGGTGGCGAGCCATTGTCTGTTCCTGATTGGAGTTCACCACATCGACTCACTCAAATACGATCTCGATATCACGGAGTTTCTGAAATGAGCGACGCCAAGCTGCTGGACCGGGTTCAAGGATCACTGACCATCCTCGCTCACGCGCCGCGCGTCGAAGGCCGCGCCGCGTGGTTGTGTCGCTGCGAGTGCGGGAACGAACTTGTCATCACTCAGCAACGTCTGACCAGTGGCGCGAAGAATTGTGGTCTTGCTCGGCATCCGCGACAGTGTGAGGCCAAACGCGGTCCCACCAAACGGTTTTAATCCTCGAACACCTGTGGCACCAGATTGATGTAGGTCGGCCACACCGGTTCCCATCCCTTCTCCTTGAGAACATTCAAGGAATGGAACGGTTTGCGATTATGCGTCTCCCGATCCACCGACCAAGTGATATGGTAGGTATAGCCGTCTGGCCGATTGATCGCGCCATCGATTTGCACGACCAGCGCCTGAACACCGTTGCCGTCATCGACGATGCCCACGATCACGCCCTCGGTTGGTTCGGGAACTTCGTTCGCGCCCATTCTGAGGGTGACATGATGAGCGATGACATCATGATAAGTGGGTGGGAAGAGCCGCAAGAGTTTGTCTCTGTCCGCTTCTGGTAACAACCATCCCGTGTAACTCATGTTCCTGCTCCGAAATTAAGCGTCACCTTAATTTGTCCTGATAAATATGTCAGAATATATTTACCAAAGGTAATAGAAAAATGCAATCCGTCACCATGCGTGGGAAAATGCTCGACATGGGCAAGCTCATCGCCCAGAACTCACATAAGAAAGCCCTTGGCAACGCCAAGATGAACGCCAGGGGCGACATCATCGATCCGTATGGCAAGGTGCTGGTCGCGCGAGAAGCCGTGGCGCGTGAGTATCATAAGACAAATCCAAAGGCGATCAAGCAAGTTCCCTTGCGGAACATCAATCAGGAAGTCGTCACCTTCGATACTCCGGCGCAGGCGGTCATGAAGCAAAAGGAACTCTTGGCTTCGCAGCAGGCGTCCCAACAGGTGAAGCCGAAGCGCAAAATCAGCGATTGATCGCGCGAGCGGCTTTGTTCTATAATGAAGCATGCCAACCATTGATTCTCGTCGACAAGTCCCCCAGGTTCTCGATGATGTGCGTCTTTATGTCCTGATACGAACTGACCTCAATAGCATGAATCGTGGCAAGGCTTGTGCTCAGGCCACGCACGCCGCGAACAAATGCGTCTACGACATTCGCCAGTCCGGCGATGAATGGCTACACGAGCTACTCCGGTCCTGGGAAGGTAACCGGGGATTTGGCACCGCCGTGATTTTGGATGGCGGGTCTGGCAACATGATGACGAAGATTTATTGGAATTTGAAGGACGCTGGACATCACGCGGCCATCGTTCATGATTCCGGCTATCCGTTGTCGGACGGCAAATTCACCCATCAAATCCCTGTTGATACCTGCGTCTATGTCTTTGGTGAGAAGAGTCGGCTCGAATCTTTCCTGGGCAATCTGCA